TCTCAGGAGACTGGCAGTCAGCGCGCAGGTAAAGCAGGCAAGCGTTCTGCATCAGCCCGTAACGGGATCAACGTAGGTCGCAAGTGGTTCAAGGACTACATGGCTTCAATCGGATTCGTATGGGTTCCTACCATGGGCATCGGCACTGGATGCAAAGTTCACTTGAACGCTGACGAATTGCCCAAGGGTCGTTTGATCGTGTCCGTCAGCAAGCACTACACAGCTTTGATTGATGGCGTGATCAACGACTTGTACAACCCTGACAGGGGCGGCAAGCGCTGTGTTTACGGCTACTGGGTTAAGCAATAAGGGCATTAGGGTAAGTCCTAATAAAAATAATTTAAATTTACTGGACTTACCGCTTTAACTTCGTGTTAAGATGCATTCACTGCAATAAGCAGGTTACCTGAAAGACAAACATCATGACAACAGCAACACAGATCCAAGCAGTCGCAACAGTCGAGTCACTGCTCAACCCTATCGACCAGCTCTTCGTTCTGGATCGCCAACAAAAGACCTTAGCCGCTCAGGTTAAGACTCTCAAAGACACCATCGCTAACACCTACGATGTGTCCGCCAAAGACGCCGCTGGCAAGATCATTCCCCACCGTGGTGAGAAGTATGGCGTCAAGGTCACCATCGAGAACCGCATTGGTTCCGTGGACGTAGAAGCCGTCATCGCGGCTTTGGGCATCACAGAGGCAGAGTTCAACGCCAAATTCCGTGGTGAGTCTAGCGCCATCATCAAAGTTTCAACAACAGCTTAAGGGGTGCATACCATGATTCGCTTCAGCAAAGAAAATTTATTAACGCAATTGCAAAACAAAATTAACCACATGGAAAAAGTTTGGGGTTTTGTTTCTGACAATGGTACAAACCAAATTAAAGACAAAACCGAATTTGACCGCGTTATGGCTTACGGTGAATACAACTCCCTGCTTGACATTTACGAGTCAATCAAGGATGGAAACTATTTCATATGAAATTCCTTGAATTATTTGCAGGTATTGGTGGCTTCCGCCTTGGGTTAGAAAAGGCGGGTCACCAGTGCGTATGGGCTAACGAATTTATACCAAGAGCGGCAAGCATCTATGAGCACAACTTTAAACACAAACCCGACGGACGAGACATACGAGGAATTCACATTGATGAAATCCCCAGCGCCGACCTACTCGTTGGAGGATTTCCATGCGCAACTTTCAGCGTTGCTGGTAGACGAACAGGATTCGGGACAGAGGATACACGCGGTACTCTCTTTTTTGAGATCTGTCGCATTGCCGCTGGTAAGCGAATCCCATATCTATTCCTTGAGAATGTTAAGGGACTCCTCAATCACGACGGAGGACGAACCTTTGGAATTATCATCGCAAGTCTGGATGAACTGGGGTATGACGTCCAATGGGAGTGTCTTAACAGCAAGAATTTCGGAGTCCCACAGAATAGGGAACGAGTCTTTATTGTCGCAAGTCTTAGAGGACACCCCAGACCCCAAGTATTTCCTCTCGGAAGATGTTATGCAGAAGATAGCGTTCAACACCGAGGTGAACAAGATCAAGAACCGCGGGTTCGGAGCGAAGGTGGTCTCACTATCGGAACACTCTGTCACAGACTTTACAAGGGAGACACTAACAACTTCTACCTTGCTGGACAAGTACGAGGACAGGTTGAACAACTTGAGGACGCTACAGCAGGAGAAAGTGACAGCACTTCCGAACCAAATGGATCTGTTCGGGCAGTCCTGACACCAGCCAAAGAAAAGAAGCGCCAGCGTGGTCGCCGAATGAAAGAGCACAACGAACCAGCATTCACGCTCACAGCTCAAGACAGGCATGGGTTGATGGTTGGGTCACAGCTCAGAAGATTTACTCCGTTAGAGTGCGAGCGTTTGCAGTCGCTACCTGATGATTGGACGCGCTGGTTTGCAGACGGATCAGAGGTTCCCGACACGCACAGATACGAGCGTTGTGGTCGTGCCGTAACAGTCAACGTGATATACGAAATTGCCAAGAGGTTACCAGCATGATTGACATCAAAAAGGTTTTGCTTCAAAGCGCTAGTACACCAGAGACTGACGCGGCTGTTTTGCTTAGTGCAGGGGTAGACTCATCAAGCGTTCTATTCGCGTTGCTAGAGGCTGGTAAGCGCGTCACAGCGTATTCGTTCTGCTTAGACGATAGAACGTCAACCGATGTGAAGTACGCGCAGATCACAGCTAAGGAGTTTGGTGTACCGTTTGTGCAGATACCGCTACCCACGAGCATAGACGTGCTCAGGGAGGACTTGGTGGATCTGGTGCGTTTCGGGGCTAGGAAGAAGACGGACTTTGAGTGTGGTTGGCCAATGCTCTACGCTTACAAAGCCATCCGCGAACGCGAGATCTTCTCTGGCATGGGTGCTGACGGACACTTCTGCATCAGCAAAAAAGGAATGATGCACTTCAAAGACAGGATCGACGAGTTCAGGGATACCTTGTTCTCAAACCCCTCCTATGGTCAAGAGCACATCCACAAGAAGCTCAGCATGGTCTACAAAAAGAGTTGGGTTGCGCCCTTCATGACGCAGAAGATGATTGACGAGCTTAGGGGAACCACATGGGACGAGGTTAACCGCCCTCACCAGAAGCAACCTATCCTCGACGCATTCCCTGAGCAGTTCAAGCGTATACGGGTCTTCAAGCACACAAACTTTCAGAAGGGTGACTCAGGTATCTCTGAGCACTTTGAGAAGCTCCTAACTACGGATCTGAACGTGGGAAGGCACAAGTCGGTGGTTGGGATCTACAACTACTTAGTCAAAAACTTAGCGAAAGAAAAAGATGAGCTCTTGGACATTTGAAACCCCTGAGATTGCCAGCACGTTTGACTCTCACGTTCGTGAGCAGTTACCGTGGTACGACATGACCACAGACGCTGTGTGCTATATCGTGCGCAACTACCTAACCGAAGGCGGTCTCGTGGTGGACGTAGGGTCGTCTACTGGGAACATGCTTAACAAGCTAATGCCCTTGCTGAATGAGCGTTTAGCGCAAGCAGTTGCTATTGAGAAAAGCCGCAACATGTGCGAAGTCCTGCAACAGCGCCTAAAGCACCACAACAACGTCGCCGTGGTTCAGGGTGACATCATTGACTGCGACATCCCAGAGGCTCAGGTCTTTATCGTTTTTCTGACCATGATGTTTATTCCTGTGCACGAGCGTCAGTTGGTTTTAGAGAACCTCAGAGCGCGTTGCGTTGAAGGTGGGGTGATAGTAGTGGTGGACAAGATCTGTGACCATGGCGGGTACTTTGCGACCGTCCTGAAGCGCCTCACTATGCAACTCAAGCTCCAGCAGGGAGCCAAGCCAGAGGACGTGCTTAACAAGGAGATGAGTTTGGCAGGGATACAGATCCCAATTGACCCAGCTATTTTGGGGTCAGACGCGAAGCAATTTTTCCGCATGGGTGAGTTTGCAGGATGGGTAATTGAATGTTAGGGAAAGTCCCTATACCTAACCCGCTTTAATTTCATGTTAAGATGCATCCACGCCAATCGGGCGTTTACTTGAAAGACCAAAATGAACTTCTTCAAAACACAACCTAACCCACACGCTCCAGTCCACATCATCGTTGTGGAGATCAGCGACAAGACTCAGCACACAGATGGCTGGGTATCACGCAATGACTTTAAAACCTTTGAGCAGGCTCAAGAGGTGGCAGAAGCCGCCAGCCGCTTTGAGGGCGTGGACTACATCGCTACTGATGCTGGTAACTACTGCTCACCACGTTACGACGTTATCAAGGCGCCACAGCACTTGGCTCCAGTCTCCTATTGTTTCAATGGCGACTACTACCCTTGCGGTCACATCAAGTCCATCAGCAAGACCATGAAGAAGATCACCACTACCACAGACAAGACCTTCTATCGTCGTAAAAACACAGGTTGCTGGTTGGCTAACGGCACATGGTCAATGGTCGAAGGTCACATCGAAGCGCGCAACCCAATGTTCTGAAAGAACCATCATGACAAACGAAATTGAAACATCATTCAACACGGAGGCGGAAGTCCGCATCAGTGCCGACCAGTACGAGGGGGGCGTCTGGCTCTCCCTGCAAGCTCGCCGCTCAATGATGAGCGTCCCAATGACTCGTTCCGAGGCTGAGCAACTGCTGGCCAACTTGCAACTCGTACTCGCAAAAGAGGTGGCTTGATGTACGACAGCGTCACATGGGGTCGTGTAGTCCCTGCAAACTACGTATGGAACTTCCTGTCAGAAGATCAACTTTTAGACAACATGCAACGCATCTGGGACAACCCAGCCAATTGCGCGATGTCTCACCTCAAGGCAGGGATATCCCAGCTTGAAACTCGTGGCATTCTGACAAGCGAAGAAGCGGCTTCTTGCCTCAAAGAAACACTGAGATTGAGAGCCAAAGCAAAGCGGGAGGCATTAGCATGAGCGAGACCAACATGAACCCATACGTCAAAGGTTTTAACGCAGGGGTTGACTGCGTCCTGACCGAAATCGAGCGCCTTGAGAAAATAGCCCCTATAAACCTCGAACAGCTCCTTAAGCACCTTGACCCTCAACGCGACCAGAAAACGGCTCAAACGCCCGATAAAGGGGTTTCCTGATGCTGTCTGTGATCAAGAGCATAAGGGTTACGCTTCGCGGAGTTCCTGATGGCATGACCTTAGAGGAACTAGCGGATCTGCTTAATAGACCAAGAACCAACGTCAGGAAGGTTTTAAAAGCCATGCCAGACGTGTACATAGACCGATGGGAAGCGGCACCAAGGGGGCAATACAAAGCCGTCTGGTGTGCTTGCATCCCCCCAACTGATTGCCCAAGACCTGAAGGGATGAGTAATGAACGCGATTGAATGTTCTGTGTGCGGGTGTGACTTTACAAATGACGAGGGTGGAGCTGAGGGGTTGATCGGTATGATCCCTGCCAACTTCTGCCCAACATGCTTGGCTGGTGTTTATGATATGGTAGAGCAAAGCACTGAAAAACCTGAATGGGAAAGTCTTACTGACGAAGAGATTCAGAAAGCTTTAGGAGTAACTGCTGAGAGTTCAAACTGGAACATGATCATGGTGCTCGAGTGGGCAAAGAAGATTGAAACTGCACTGTTGGAGAAAAACAATGGATGACGACGACACGCAAGACTATGTAGCATCTGGTTGGCGCAAAAGACAAGACCAGCCAACACGCAACGAGATCATCGACAAGATCAGGAACGACACACTCGAGGAGGTAGCGCATGAGGTGGAGAAGATGCAAGCCTTTGAAAAAGACACAATGGCAAGCTTTGCGGCGTACATACGAGGACTTAAGAGATGACGAGAAAAGTAGCAATCGTTAGCCCGTCCTATGATGGAAAGATCGTATGCGATCACGCTATAGCGCTGGTGACCATCTTCCAAAGAGCGGCTAAGGAGCGTCCTGACTTAGACCTGAGCCTGAACTACTGGATGGGTGAAGCTCTGCTACAAAAAGCCCGAAACAACCTGTTCTGCGACGCATACGACAGTGGGGTAGACGACATTGTGTTTTTAGACGTAGACCAAGGGTTTGATGCACAGGCGTTCTTTGATGTTCTCGACCACCCAGTAGACGTGGTCGGGATCACTGCTAGGATGAAGACAGACGACGAGCGCTACACACACCGCCCAGAAGACCCTAAACAGCACCGCTGGGATCAGAGTTTGAAGCTGTTGGAGGTAGAGTTCCTAGCCACAGGATTTTTGCGCCTCAGCAGAAAAGCTATGAAAGCTCTGTATGACGTGTCAGCACCCTACAACGACGGAAAAGAGAGAAGACTGATCTGCGACGTGCAGATTATCAATGGTGGAATGATCTCGGAAGACATCCAAATTGGTAAGAAGCTCAAGGAGGCTGGGTTCCAAAGCTACTTAGACATCCGCCACACCTGTACACACTTTGGTGTCAAGAAGTACGAGGGTGACTACCAGTACAAGTACGCTGAGACAATCCTTGAAGGACTGATGGAGAACCACAAATGACAGAGCAGATCTGGGAGGCGGACTGGATCAGCGAGAACCCTGAGCTGGCAAACAAAGCTATCACAGAGCTACATACTCAGGTACAGGAGCTCGAGTCAAAGCTCAAACATGCGAACAACAAAGTCGCAAAACTAGACGCACAAAACAGAGAATTCAAGCTCACCATCAAGGACATGGATCGAAGGATCATGAAGGGATTAAAGGACTGATTGCATACAATCACAAAGATCCGTTAAACTTTGCGTTAAAGGAGTCCAGTGATGGCAAAGAAACCAAAAGATCTTTCCAGCGACAAAGTCGCCGATGTGACAGGTAAGCCGCAAACAAGAAAAGTAACAACAATGGGCAGACCATCAGTCTACTCAGATGCGTTAGCTAACGAGATATGCGTAAGACTAGGATTAGGTGAGAGCTTACGCAAGATATGCTTGGATGACCGTATCCCAAGCTTGGCTACTGTGATGACTTGGTTGTCGCGCAAGCCTGACTTTCTTGAACAATACACTCGCGCACGTGAGATTCAAGCAGAGACTCAGTTCGATGAGCTGATCGACATTGTTGACCAACCGCCTGAGCTGGCGCGCATTGTGGACAAGAACGGAGAGCTGATTGAGGTCAAGTTCGACTCCTCCTACGTGCAATGGATGAAGCTGAGGGTCGACACCCGCAAGTGGACAGCCGCTCGCATGGCGCCTAAGAAGTACGCTGAGTACAAGCAACCAGAGGAGAAGGTTGACTCAATAATCGTTGATGGTGAGATCAAGACGGTCATGGACGTGGCGATCAAGCGCCTTGAGCTGATCAGGATCGCTGAATGAGCGAGGTCATAGAGCAGGACGTGCTGGACATCCTTGCTGACCCGCAGATCAGGAAGAGCCTAGGCCCCTACCACGCTATGGCATACGCCAGACGGGCTAAATGGCTCTCAGGCGCCTTCAATCACCAGAAGCTACCCCAAGGTACGTATTGGTCTATTTGGCTCATGCTCGCAGGCCGTGGCGCCGGTAAAACTAGGACAGCCGCGGAGCAACTTTGGTGGTGGGCGTGGGAGAACCCGAACACCCGCTGGCTGGTCTCCGCCCCTACGTCTATGGACGTCCGCGGTACGTGCTTTGAGGGTGAGTCAGGACTTATGGCTGTGATTCCCGAGATCCTGATCAGGGACTACAACAAAGCCCTGCACGAGATTGTGCTGATCAACGGGAGCCTGATTAAAGGCATCTCGGCGTCAGAGCCTGATCGTTTCCGCGGTGGTCAGTACCATGGGGCTTGGTTAGATGAGCTTGCCGCTTGGGATTATCTTGACGAAGCTTGGTACAACATACAGTTCGCCGTCCGTCTTAAGAAGGCTGATGGCAGGACACAGATCATTGTTACGACTACCCCACGTCCCAAAGACCTGATCGTAGAGCTTGTAGGCAGGGAAGGAGACGACGTAGCCCTGACGACGGCATCTACCTATGTGAACCTAGCTAACCTCGCTCCAAGCTTTCAGAAGCAGATCCTAAGCTATGAAGGAACCACCATAGGGAGGCAGGAGATCCACGCAGAGCTGATAGACCCAGAAGAGTCAGGGATCGTCAAGCGCGACATGTTCAAGCTGTGGGCGCCAAACAAGCCGTTCCCAAAGTTCGAGTACATCATCCAGTCATACGACTGCGCAACCTCAGAGAAGACTGTCAACGATCCGACCGCGGCTATCACGTTTGGGGTGTTCAAGCCACTGGATGGCGCTATGTCAGCCATGGTGATCGACTGCTGGCAGGACAGGCTCCAATACCCAGACCTGCGCCCCAAGGTGATCGAGGAGTACGACGTGGTCTACGGTGAGGGCAAGGACAAGAAGCGCGTAGACCTGATCCTCGTAGAGGACAAGTCCGCAGGGATCTCCCTGATCCAAGACTTACAGCGTGCGCACATGCCAGTGAGGGCGTACAACCCCGGTCGCGCTGACAAGCTTCAGCGCCTCAACATTGTGTCCAACATCATCGCCGCTGGGCGTGTATGGATCCCTGAGAGCAGTGTCAGGAAGGGTTACGTCAAGGACTGGGCTGAGGGCATGGTCAGCCAGATCTGTAGCTTCCCTGACTCGACGCACGACGACTTCGTGGACGCCTGCACCCAAGGCTTGAGGTTCCTACGTGATGCTGGGTGGCTAGACATCGATGGCGCCCCACGGGACGACTATGACGACGACGACTATGCGGATAGCGGTATGGCTAAGAAGCGCGAGAACCCATATGCCGCATAAGGTGGGAGTCATCATTCCCACATATAGAAGACCAGACCTACTGCGTCAGGCAGTGCTCCAGTGGATCGTTCAGACCGTCAAGCCTGATGTGCTGTGCATCCACCAGAACGGTAGTGAGGAGAGCTACGAGTGGGTGATCGAGGATCTCAAGCCTCTGATCGAGATCAAGTGGATCCACGTACCTAACACGATCAAGCAACACCTGTGGTACGCGCTACCCCTGAGCCAGCTTCTTGGGGAAGGGTGCGACGTGTTCCTGTGGGCAGATCACGACGACATCTACTACCGTGACCATGTGGAGAAGAAGCTTGCCGCCTTGGAAGGGCACGACATGACGCTGTCCGACACCTGTGGGGTGCTGTTCCTTAAACCGCACGACTACAAGTACCAGAGACCTGAGAAGTTTACGGCACACGCCCCCGGGGGTATGTCCTCCTCCACCGCCTTTGGCAAGAACTTCGCGCTGGCGCTTATGCTCGACTTGGTGACTGACGAGGAGTTCTACTACTCTGACAACGTGCTGGCGTACACAACCATGCCCAAGCACGACGTCCATGTGACTCAGGACGTGACCACGGTGTACGTCTCCCACAAGGGATCGCACAGCTCTGGGCACTGGGCTGAGAATGTTTTGGGATCGTAGACACAGCATGAGCACCAAGGTATCATTAGGGCAACAGCAACTCAGCAGGGTAAGCCATGGCTGATCTAAACAAACCAGCGTTCTATCCCCGTGTTGGGAACATCACCCCTAGACCTCGTGCGCCGTTGGCTCAGACTGAGGTGAGGGAGCAACCCCTTGACCCCATCATGCGGGTGTTCAAGGATCTGATGGACAGATCGTCTGCCCTGCTTGACAAGTCCAAGGTCTCCCCCTTTGACGTGACCAAGGGTCTGATCAGCGCTATCCCGTTTGAAGGTGAGCGCTTTGCTAAGGACTTTGACAAGTCAACCATGCCAATCCCTACTGGGTTTGGTCTACTTCCAAAGGTCTCACCCCAAGGTATAGACACCAGCGAGATGGGTATGCAGTCCGTGCGCGTTCCAACAAAGGAAGCACTAAACGAGCTGAAGTGGTCTGACTTGGTCGGTACGGCTGGCGCTTCCCGTATGTTCGAGGCGTTAGGTCAGAACAGAACCCCTGAGTTCTTTGACACGCTTGACGCCACAATGCTAGGTCTAGGTGGTCTGAGCGCCGCTAGAGCCGCTCCAAAGGTCGCTAAGGCTGTTGGTGAGGGTGCTAAGACTGTAGGCATGGGTGGACTTGAGATGATCGACCGCGGCATGTTTGGGGAAGGCCCCTTGCGTAACTTCGTCCCCCAGCACAAGTTTGTTGTCAAGCCCAAGGGTGGGAACTGGTTTGACGACAACTTGAATAGGTCAGTCCAAGATTTAAAGAAGAGTGATAGAGGCATTCCGTTTTCTAACGAAGATGTAACGTATCTTGAAGGTGAGATAGAGCGTTTACAAAGTGGTAATCTTCAAAACGAGATGGTGCAGGACAACATCCGAAGATTGCAAGGCGACTTAGCCCTGAACAAACAGGAGTCAGCGCTAAACAATTGGCTTGAGAACACATACAAAAACTACGTCAAGAACGAGATGGCGACACCTGAAGACAGGGTGCGCAAGATGTTTGACCGTCGTACAGAAGACGTAGAGAAGCTAGAAGCTAAGTACGAGAAAGACATCACCAAGCTGGAAACGAAGCTGGCAAATGCTAAAGCTCAACCACAAAGCAGGGAGAGAGACCAAGCGATTGCTTACCTTGAGCGCGACATTGAAAACAAGATTCAAGATTTAAACTTTGATGTTGGTACTGCTGAAAAAACCATTGGTCACATTAGGTATTTAGAGAACGAAGCAAGACACCCAGCACACGGAGTGACAAGCGTACGTGAGGATAGAGGTTTCCCGACTGAAGGATTGGCTACCTCCACCATTGGCAAGGGCTGGGAAAACTTAACAGATAGTTTGCTTGGTATGAAGAAGGCTGGTCGCATAGGAAGGTTGCCTGAAACCGTAGAGCGCTACCCATGGCTTGAGAAGGTTGATCCAGAATCCATGGTCTACAAAACAATGAGCGACTTAAACAAGGATACAGGTATTGATCATGTTTTAGACGTACTACGTCAAGACGTGCGCTCTGGTGCTATTACCCCTGAGCAGTTAAGCAAAATAACAATGGATCAGGCTATTGAGCGCACCGCTAACTTTGACCGTGCGGCGGCTGTAAAGATGCGTAAGACTGCCATTCAAAACACTGAAGGCTTCCCTACCTACAAGGCATACCCAGAAGGATACAAATGGATTGAGTTGGCTCCACCAAAGGAACTGCCTGCTGGGTATAAAGTGATTAAAAGCGACATAGGTGAAGGTTTCAAAGTTGTAGACGCTGATGGAAATGACGCGGTATCAACAGCTTCGCGCCCAACAAACAACATGGGGCATACAAACATACCGTTTCACAAGACTGAAGAGGAAGCAATTGCTGACGCACTAAAGTACGACAAGCGTTTAGAAAAAGCTCTTAAGTACGAAGGCGACACCATGGGTCACTGCGTCGGTGGTTACTGCCCTGATGTGCAGGAAGGACGAACCAGAATATTCAGTTTGCGCGACAGGCGTGGTGAACCTCATGTAACGGTCGAAGTAAAACCGCAACAACATTTGGATTACAACACTTGGTTTAATAAACAGCCAGAAGAAGTTCAAAACAGAATTGCCCAACGAAGAATACAAGACAAAAATCACGACATATACGAAGGCCCAGAATATCTCGCCGCCCGTGAAGCGTTATCACCTTTAATTTACCAAGTTAAAGGTAAGCAGAACGCTCGTCCGATTGAGAAGTACGATCCTTACACGCAGGATTTTGTTAGAAGCGGTAACTGGGACATCATTGGAGATTTTGAAAACACTGGTTTGTACAAAGCTGACCCCAATGAACTGGGCATGTATTTGCCTATGGCTGAAGACCTCAAAGACTTGCCAGTTAAGCGCTCTGACCTGCTTACCCGTGCCCAGCAAGCAGGCTTGTTTCCAGAAGGGCAGAAGTACCTCAACCGCAGTGAATGGGAAGACATCCTGCGCAAGCAATACCAAGCCGAGAACCCACCTAAGCCTGACGTTCCACCAGATCTTGAGGGCATGAAGCGTGGGGGTGTGGTCATCTCCAACAACCCAGACACCATGATGATGGAGCTAGGCAATCAAAAGTTTGGTATTGGTGGTCTTGCCACGGTAGCTAAAAACGCTAAGAAGGTAGCTGAGCCTATGAAAGCCTCTGAGGCGCTAGGCAAGATTGAAGGTCGCCCACTGAAGATTACGCAGTCTGACCGCACGAAGGTTGGCGGCGGCTACTTGGGAGGCCCCGGCTTCTCGAGCCTTCAGCTTACCGAACCCGAGTACCGTGCGGCTGAGGCGGCATGGGGCGTTCAAAACGCAGGCACAGCTAAGACTATCCTTGGTGGTGGTAAGAAGGGTGACGACGCCGTTTATGCGGCTATGATTGGTACACCTACCCAGCACCAGTCCAACCAGATGGTGTTTGACAAGCTGTACGGTGACTTTAGGAAAGCCGCTAAGCGTGGTGAGTTAACACCTGAACTGCGCGACTTAATCAATACACGCCTAGCCGCGTCCGTTGACAACAAGGGTAATCCTGTATTCCCTGCGGATGTTGACATCATGGACAAGAATTTTAAGAACATAGCTGACACGTTCAGTCGTCGCTCTATAGCTGGTCACTTGATGGGTGGTGTACAGGTAGGCGGTAAGAAAGGTCAGATCATTGACTACGACAAGATCATCCGCAACACAACCGACCCAGCCTTGATAGATCAACCTACTGGTGCATTAGGTAATCGTCTGTTTACACTCAGTGGCGGCATTATTGATCGCCCTGACTTACACCCAGCGTTCCCAACCATCCTGCAAGGTGAGGACTTAGGTCTGACGTTTAGCCCTGTGGAGCGCAACCTTGTCATGAAGGACTTTGTTGATAAGACCATGCGCGAGAAGGGCAGGAAGCCGGGCTACATGGACTACACCCGCGGCAACCCACCCACACAGTTGATCACCGAAGACATCCTGACCGAGTTGCAGAAGCTCGGTCTTAAGAAGGGTGGAGCTGTCCACAAAGCCGAAGGCGGTGAAGTAACTGGCGACGACCTAATCCTTGAAGAGAGACCACTATGAGCCTTGTCAAATTAGGTGGGTTAGGCGCTAAAGCCGCTAAAAAGACTGCACCCTTTTACTCTTTCGTAGATGAGACGTTGGCTAACCTGAAGCGTAACAAGGGTACAGGCGCTGAGTTCCTAACCGAAGTCATGAAGACCAAGGGTGTCAAACCCGCGGAGATCGCTGATCGTAAGCTTGAGCAGGCGTTCAAGGACAAGGGCAAGATGACGAAGCAAGAGGCTCAGCAAATCTTAGCCGATAACCCTCCGCCAAAGGTTCAAGAGCGTGTGCTTGAAGATTTGGATGATGATGCGCGCAAAGCGTTGATCGACGATAAGATGGAAATTTATGGGTACGATCGTTACAGTGAAGTTCCAAGAGACGTAATGCGTCAATGGAATGATGAGATTGATGCTGACGCCGTAAAGTACAACGATTCCGATTACGTAAGCAAAGGTGGTAGCAACTACCGCGAAATCCTGCTCAAGTTACCGCAGTCTTATACAGAAAAAGATTTTCAACGTTTGTTGATGCTAGAGGCAGAACAACGACGTGGTGACTTGACCCCTGCGCAAATTAAAGAGATGGCAGATTTGCAGGCAAAGAAGCAGACAGCCGCATCCAACTACTCATCTGGTCATTGGGATGATCCAAACGTGTTAGCTCACATGCGTGTACAGGATAGAATGATCGCTCAGCCCCCACAAAAGGGCTTTTACGTTGTCAACAATACGTCTGGCAGACGATCAGATATGTTTGATACCCCTGAACAGTTGCAGGCGTATGTTGAAACTTTGCCTGAAAGCATTCGCAACAACGTGACTATGGCTCAGGGTGAACGCAAGGTTCCGCCGAGGAAGGTCTTGCAAGTTGAAGAGATCCAGTCTGACTGGCATCAGGCGGGACGCAAGAAAGGTTACGCATCTGAGGAAAATCCAATGCGTATGACTGGCGAGGCTATACCTCTTGGCGACAAAACCTACGGAGTTAGGTGGCAGGATGGCTCTGTAGATACGCTTGGTTACGGAAAACATCATGCTGAAACAATTGCCCAAGAAGGCAAGTTGACTGGCGTTGTTCCTGACGCGCCATTCAAAAAGAACTGGCACGAGCTGGCAATGAAGCGCTTGTTAAACTACGCGGCTGATAAAGGTTATGACGGCATAGCAATCACGCCCGGCTCTGAGCACTTTAAGCGCTATGGTAGTGAGCGCATTGATTGGAAGAAGAGCGATGACGGTTGGATTGTTGGAGCCAAAGAGCAGACTGGTGGACGCCACGAAGGTCGAGACCTTGAAGAGATTGCCCGTGATCGAGGCATTTTGCTCGAGCGAAGCGGTGACCCAGTTAAGTCTAAAGAAGACCTGTATCGAATTGTTAACACAGTACTGAATCGCGAAAACAACCCAGAGCAGGTCAATAAGCTTACAAATCGCATTTGGGATCGTATGCAGACAGAAGCAGAAGGCACATCCTTACCCCGCAAGGAAGGCATGGAAGGCTTCTACGACAAGATGCTGACGGACTACCTGAACAGCTACGGTGATAAATACGGCGCTCAGGTTCAAATGCGTCAGGTTGCGGCTACGCCTGAAGCTATGGAAAAGAAGTTCAATCTCAATCCTAATACTTTGCCTGACATGAACGCAGAACAGGCTACTGACTACAACAAGATCCTACAAGGCTTTGGCAACACACAACTGTCTGACGTGCACTACTTTCCCATCACGCAACCTATGCGTGAGTCCATCAAGCAAAAGGGCTTACCCCTGTACCAACAGGTTGGCATCCCAACTGCTGGCGCTGGTGCGGCTTCTCAAGCGCTACAACCTGAAGAAGAGTTAGGCTTGTCTGGTGGTGGGTCTGTTGCCAAGCTGGCGGCGCTTGCCAAGATGAAGAAACTCAAGGAGGAGATGGCACCTCGTGCAGAAGCTGTTAAGAACATAATTACCAGAGATCAGAATAGCTATTTGCGTGACGTTGTCCCTAACTCGCTGACCAATCCTGAGATTGAGGCTGAGATCAAGCGCATGGCGGCTAAAGCCAGAGCCGCTGAGAGCGACGCTAAACTTGCTAAGTTCCTCGAGGAAAGCAAAGTCAAAGATCGTCTGTATCATGGAACTAACAAAGATATATCGTTTTACGATAAATCAAAACTGGGGGCAAACCCAGAAACCGCACACCAAACATCTCAATTGGGATTTTTCTTAACAAGTTCACCTGAAGAAGCATCAGCTTACGCAGGCAAAAGAAAAGGCGCAAATGTTCAACCATTACACGCCGCCATCAAAAACCCATATGAGACAACGTGGGATAACATCCATGAGATAGATGGTTATGAATTGCAACAAAAATTAAAAGGTCTTGGTTATGACGGCGTTGTAATTAAAGACAAGGGCGCTCCTGACAACTATGTTGCATTTGAACCTACACAAATCAAGTCAGCTACAGGCAATCGCGGTACATTTGATCCGCTTGAACCTGAAGTTAATAAGGCAAAAGGCGGCAAGGTTACAATGGCCAAGAACCGCGACGCAATGTTCATGGAACTGAGCAACAAGAAGCTCAAAAGGAAATAAGCTATGGCGACACAATTCCCACAAGATCCTAACGCTGGTCGTTTTATCGATGGGTTAAAAGACCAGCAGGTTAATGCTGACGAAGGCATGGAGTTTGAAATGCCTGATGACGACCAAGAGATCGAGGAGCTACCTGACGGTTCTGCCATTGTGCGTATGCCAACCAAGGGGCCCATGGAGGACGAGGACTTCTACCAAAACTTGTCTGACGTGCTTGACCCATATGACCTAAACAAAATCGCTCTGCGCTACATGGACTTGGTCGAGAACGATAAGAAGTCTCGTGAGGAGCGCGATAAGAAGTACGAAGAAGGACTGCGCCGTACGGGCATGGGCAATGACGCCCCCGGGGGTGCCACCTTCATGGGTGCCAGCAAGGTTGTTCACCCTGTCATGGCTGAAGCCTGCGTAGACTTCGCCTCTCGCGCTATCAAGGAGATGTTCCCACCAGATGGCCCTACCCGCACGAAGATTTTGGGTAAGGTTGACGAGGACAAGATCAGCAAAGCTGAGCGCAAGCGCGACTTCATGAACTGGCAGTTGACTGAGCAGATTGAAGAGTTTCGCGACGAGCAGGAACAGCTCTTGACTCAGCTCCCCTTGGGTGGCTCACAGTACATGAAGCTCTGGTACGACGACAAGAAGAAGCGTCCTTGTGCTGAGTTCATGCCCATCGACAACATCTTGCTACCCTTTGCCGCGGCTAACTTCTACACAGCCCAGCGCGTCACTGAGATGCAGACTCTGACTGAGTGGGAGTTCAAGAACCGCATTCGCTCAGGCTTGTACCGTGACATCGACCTGATCCGCGTAAGCGCTGAACCAGAGGAAACTCACTCTGAGAAGGCAAACAACAAGATTGAAGGTCGTAAGTTCGAGGACAACGAAGACGGACTGCGCAAGGTTTATCACATCTACACATGGTTAGAGCTCGATGACGACCCACTGACAGATGGCGAGTCAGCTCCCTACATCTTGATGGTTGACGAGCACGAGAATGAGTGCGTTGGTCTCTACCGTAACTGGGAAGAGGGCGACGAGACCATGACTAAGCTCGATTGGCTAGTCGAGTTCAAGTTCATTCCATGGCGTGGCGCCTATGCTATTGGTCTGCCACAGCTCATAGGAGGGCTGTCAGCGGCTCTTACAGGGTCGCTACGCGCTTTGCTGGACTCTGCCCATATCAACAATGCGGCAACCATGCTAAAGCTCAAGGGAGCGAAGATTTCTGGTCAGTCCCAACAGGTCGACGTGACGCAGGTTTGTGAGATTGAAGGGATGCCCGGTGTGGACGACATCCGCAAGATCGCCATGCCTATGCCTTTCAACCCCCCTTCCCCTGTCTTATTTTCGCTTTTGGGCTGGTTAGACAGTGCGGCTAAAGGTGTTGTGACCACCGCAGAGGAAAAGATCGCTGACGTGAACTCTAACACCCCAGTTGGAACCACCCAAGCTCTGATCGAGCAGGGAGCCGCGGTGTTCTCCGCCATCCATGCACGTCTGCACGAGTCACAAGGTCGTGTTTTGAAGATCCTTGGTCGCTTGAATCGTTGGTACATCGACGAGCAACGCAAGGGTGAAGTTGTCGCTGACCTTGAAATCAGCAAGGAAGACTTCGCATCTAACACAGACGTGATCCCAGTCTCTGATCCACACATCTTCTCTGAGACTCAGCGCATGGCGCAGACTCAAGCGGTGATGGCGTTGATGGACAAGAACCCAGATCTGTTCAACCGCAAGGTGGTGCTGGAGAGGTTCTTGAAGCAGATCAAGGTGCCCGGCATCAACGAGCTAATGAAAGACGTCCCCAACCCCGAAGAGCGCCCAGTCGCAGACGAAAACGTCGCTATGGCTCTTGGTCAGATGGGTTTTGCCTTCATTGATCAAGACCACTTGGCTCACATTCAGGGTCACTTGGACTTTGCCAAGGATCCAGCCTTTGGTGCTAACCCTATGATCGCGCCAGCCTTCATCCCACAGATGATGGAGCACGTCAAACAGCACATCACCCTGTGGTACTTGAAGCGCATGAACGGTTATGTGACCAAGTCCACTGGTAAACAACAAGCTGACTACGCTAATCCGAAGTTCACAGCCGAGATTGACAAGATATACGCCTTGGCATCTCAGCACGTCGCTATGGACAGCGAGAAGGCGTTCAAGGGCGTTATGCCTGTGATCCAGCAGATGATGCAAATGATGCAACAGAGCAAGGGTCAAGCGCCTTTGCCACCCGAAGCTCAGGTTCTCATGCAGACAAGCATGGCAGAGACCCAGCGCCGTGCCGCAAAAGACCAAGCCGACCTCCAGTTGGCAGATAAACGCCTCATGCAAGAAGGTCAAGAGTCTGCCGCACGGATGCAAATGGAGATGGAAAAGCAACAACAGTCAGACAGCGTCAAAATGTCGACCAATTCTGCTGACAACCTGACCAAAGAACGTATTGAATCTGCAAAACTGACGCGAGACGCGGCTAAATTGCAAAACGAGCAGGCTCAAACTGCACTGGAGCTTCAAAAAGAAGCACAACAAACCCTAGGAGATCGAAATGGCTACATCTAACCCTTACCACAACGAAGCCGTGCCCATGCACAAGCGTATTGCCGCTGGCGAGAAGCTTGATGGCACGTCTTTGAAGCCCTCTGGCAACACAGCGCCAGCCAAAAAACAAGGAGGCGCACTATCGCAAGCTAAGAAGAAATAATGATATTCAATTTGGGTGATCTGATCGGCGCAATTAAGGCGCGTCAAGCTAATATAGCTTCTTCCTTAGCGGCTGGAAATGTCGCGTCATGGGAGACGTACCAACGCACGGTCGGCACAAACTTGGGATTGCAGGAAACCCTCGATCTCATTAACAAAATGTTAAAGGAAGATGAAGAAGATGAGCGATAACCCCGAAGTGTTGGAAAACGCTGAAGTGAAGTGGGCATTCCCCGCTGTGAATCCGGGTGCTAAGCCATTAGGTGGTCGAATTTTGGTGCAACTACGTCGCACACGACAGAAAACGACAGGCGCAGGGATTATCTTGGTTGAAGAGACCAAGGAGACCGAGAAATGGCAGAACATGGTGGCTAAAGTCATCGATGTGGGCCCTCTCGCATTCAAAAACCGTGACACCATGCAAGGCTGGCCCGAGGGGTCATGGTGCGAAGTCGGCGATTACATTCGAGTCCCCAAATGGGGCGGAGACAGGTGGGAAGTTAAGGTTGATGAGGATGATCGAGAAGATCCAGCCCTGTTCATGATCTTGAACGACCACGAAATTATTGCCAAAGTCATCGGTGATCCCCTAGCAATGAAAGCATTTTTATGACCACAGAAAACGAACTTAAAAAGATTGTTGTTACTGAAGAGGCGGACGGTTCAGCCGTTATTGACCTACCTGACAGCATTGAATCCCCTGATGAGCAGGAAGACGACCGTGAAATGGCTTCTGGAGGGTCTACAGACGACGATATAGCTCCTGAAGACGAGACGGAGTACCAACGTGCCCGTCGTGAGAAAAGGCGCGCTAAGCGTGATCTAGCCAAGAAGACTGGCGTAGAGAAGGACATGAAACTCCAGCACTTGGAACGCAAGAACCAAGAGCTGATGGAGCGTTTGTCCGTGGTGGAGCGCAAGACGCACTCTGCTGACCTAGCTCGCATCGACAAAGCTATTGAAGACCAAGAGCTACGCCTCCAGTACGCCAAGATGAAGGTTGCTGAGGCGGCTACAGCGGCTGACGGTAACGCAATGACTGACGCTCAAGAGATGATGTACGAAGCTCGTCGTCAGATTGAGTCCTTGTCGTCTCTTAAGAAGACCGCGGTTCAGCCTAGTCAGAATCAAGGAAATGTCCCAGATCCCCGTCTACAACGTCTGGCGGCTAACTGGATGGAAAGAAATGATTGGTACGACCCAAGCGGTCGAGATACCGATTCAAAGATTGCAAAGCAGATCGACGAAGCCTTGTCCGCGGAGGGTTGGAACCCAACTGACGCAGATTATTGGAATGAACTCGATAATCGCTTGCATAAGTACTTGCCTCACAAGTACAATGACAGCACGGACGTACGTTCGTCTACTAAGAGACCAAGGAGTGTTGTAACAAGTTCTGGTCGCGAAAGCGTCAACGGAAGCACCAACAGGAATACATTTGTTCTGAAACCAGAGCAGGTGCGTGCCATGAAGGATGCAGGCTTTTGGGATGATCCCGATAAGCGCTCCAAGATGATTAAGCGATATGCGCAAGAAGCTCGAAACAACTCTTACTAAGGAAACAAGTATGACCGAATCACGTTTGAAAAAATCTCTGAATGCAGGTGGACGCAATGATCGCGCAAGCGAGGACGCAAGTCGTGCCTCTCCAGAAACAAAGTTCGTAAGCTCACAGGAACGTCGAAAGATGTGGAGTGATGAATGGAACCAATCAGCACTGCCAAAAGTCCCGCCCTTACCCGGTTGGCACCTAATTTGGCTTTCAACCACCAACGCATACGACACCATTGATAAAAGGGTGCGACTTGGCTACATTCCCGTGAAAGCGGACGAAATGGCTGGGTTCGACAACTACAAAGTCAAGGCTGGCGAACACGTTGGGTACATATCATGCAACGAGATGTTGCTGTTCAAATTGCCCATGGAAGTCTACCAAGACGTTATGGCGCAACTGCATTTTGAAGCTCCCCAAGAAGAAGCGGACAAAGTTCGTATTCAGCTTGAGAATCTCCAAGGTCAGCGTGACAGTAGCGGAAAATCGCTGGTACGGCTGGAAGAAGGTATGGGCAGGCTTGACCAATCTCAATCTAATCGTGCCCCCATTTTTGAGGGCTAACTTCTAAGGAGTAAGACTATGTCTGCAACATCTGCTCCGTTTGGCTTTCGCCCTGTTTACCATCCCACTGGGATGGATCGAGCAGTTGCGCTGGCTGGCGGTATTGCTAGTGGTTATTCCACTGGTATTCTCAAGAACCAACCCGTAGCTTTGGATACGAACGGAAACATCATCATTGCCACCGCAGGTAGCGCCTTTATTGGCGTATTTGCTGGTTGCGAATGGACTGATACTTCTGGTCGTAGACAAATTAACAACCAGTGGCCTGCTAACACAGCCTATCAAACTGGTTCATGCATTGCCTACTACTATCAAGAACAAACGATAGTGTATGAAGTGCAATCTAATGCAACTTTGGCTCAAACATCTATTGGTGACCAAGCAAATATGGCTTCGGCTACAGCAGGTAGTACAACTACTGGCTTGTCAGCGGCTATGCTCGGAACCGTGGTGGGTGCATCAAGCCAAGGTGATTTCCGAATCATCGACCTCGCCCCCTATGCAGGAAATGCATGGGGAGACCCGTATGTGATAGTGCGCGTGCAAATCAGCCGCCACCAGTACACAGCTAACATCGTCGCCATTTAAAGGAGTCCCATCATGGCCGCACCAATGCGCAGTACGGACTTTAGAAGTATCGTTGAACCTATCCTTAACGAATGCTTCGATGGAGTCTATGATCAACGTGCCGATGAATGGTCTCGTGTTTTCACGGAACAAGAAGGCATTCCACGTAACTACCACGAAGAACCCGTCTTGTACGGTTTCGGCGCGGCACCTCAGTTGCCTGACGGCACACCAGTGTCGTACCAACAGGGTGGTGTTCTGTTCTTAAAACGCTATGTGTACTCTGTGTACGGCTTGGCATTTGCTTTGACCAAAGTTTTGGTTGAAGACGGTGACCACATCCGTATCGGTCAGGTGTACGCACGTCACTTGGCTCAGTCATTGATTGAGACTAAAGAGACATTGTCTGCTAACGTGCTGAACAACGCCTTCACAGGTGGCGCTACAGCAGGTGGCGACGGCGTTGCTTTGATCAGCACAGCTCACCCTATCGTCAGTGGTACATTCAGCAACCAATTGGCAACAGCCGCCAATCTGTCTCAGACATCTTTAGAACAGACGTTGATCCAGATTCGTCAAGCTGTGGACAACAATGGTAAGAAGATTCGCCTTGTGCCCCGCCAATTGGTGGTCGCCCCCGGTAACGTCTTCCAAGCTGAAGTTCTCCTGAAATCAGTGTTGCGTTCAGGTAATGCAAACAACGACATCAACCCTGTCAAGTCCATCGGTTTGTTGGATGAAGGCGCGGCTGTGTTGTCACGTTTGACCAACGCTTCAGCATTCTTTGTGCAAACCGACGCTCCTGAAGGCATGAAGCTTTTGATGCGTCGCAAGCTTGAGAAGACTATGGAAGGCGATTTCGAGACTGACTCTATGCGCTATAAAGCGACAGAGCGTTACGATGTTGGCTTTACTGATCCTCGTGCCATGTTTGGCACTGCTGGCGTTTAAAGCAAGCAGGGGCTGGCATAAAACCCAGCCCCTTATTTTTTAATGTTTGGTCAAACTTTTCAAGGAGCAGACCATGCCCCAATTTTCAGATGATCTTTTTCTAGGCTCCGCCATTACCTATCAAGGTGGTGATGCCTATCCTGCTGTTGCAACTTTTACTGGTTCAATTTCTACCACTACACTAACCGTCACCGCTATGCTGTCTGGTGATCCAATTACTGTTGGTATGTTTATTGACAGTTCAACGTCACTCACCAATGGAACTTACATTACCGCTTTTGGTACAGGTTCTGGCGGTACAGGTACTTACACGGTCAGTGCCTCACAAACTGTAGCAAGCGCTACGATCATTGGTTCTGGTAATGCTTTGTTGCAAAACCCATCCCCAATGAACGTCGGGGTTGGCCCTCTCGGTCGCCTATACGTTTGGGACGCTGTACCACAGGCAAAACTAACAACCAACATTGTTGCCGCTGTCATTACAACTGCCACCACGCTCACGCTTGCCGCAGGTGCTGGTGTTACATCCGCTACGCTTACAGGCGGTGTAACAGGCTTACAACTTGACTGCCCTCGTGCTGTGTCTACTACCACAGGTGCTGGTACTCCAACTTCTGTCAACATTACTGTTTCTGGTTACGACTACTACGGTCAAGCCATGAGCGAAGTGATTGCGACAGGTACGGTGGCATCGACAACTGTCAGTGGTAAAAAAGCCTTCTATCAAATCTCTAGTGTCACTGCTTCTGGTGGAAGCGTCGTAACCGTTGCGGTAGGTACAACCGACATCTTGGGTGCACCATTGCGCATCACTGATCGAGGATACGTTACCCGCGCTGGTTGGGACAATACTTTGGCTGAAGATGCTGGCACCCTGACTGTTGCCGCTACCGCTACAGCAACTACCACAACTGGAGATGTGCGCGGAACGTACACCCCTTCTTCGGCGGCAGACGGTATCAAGCGCCTTGTAATGGGAATAGCCCTGCCAGCAATTGCGGCAGGCCCGAATGCAACTCGTGTTGGCGCGCTTGGCGTCACACAAGCATAAGGAGAGCAACATGGGACAATTTAAACCAATGGTAAAGATGGAGACCACTGAGCCTTCAGTAATATTGAAGCTCAAAAAAGGTGGATCCGTTAAAAAAGCTATGGGCGGCATGATGGGTGCGCCCATGGATGCCACTATGGCTTCTTCAATGCCTGCACGCGGTGGCATGATGCCCGTTGCTCGTCCTAAGCGTCCTTCTATGGCGGCACGTCGTGCGGCTATGGCTGGCGCCACCATGAAGGAAGGCGGTATGTCAGACACTGCTCAGGACAAAGCCATGGTCAAGAAGGCTTTTAAACAGCACGATATGCAAGAGCATAAAGGCGGTAAAGGCACTGACTTGAAGCTTAATAAAGGCGGCAAGATGGCTACTGGTGGTGTTGTAAACGGTCAAGGTGGCTATGCCACTGGCGGCGTAGTCAATGGTAACGGTGGCGGTTACAAAGAAGGCGGTATGCCCATGAAAAACGGTAAACCCGCTTTTATTGGCGACGGCGAGGGCAAGATGAAAAAGGGCGGGAAAGCCATGGCTACTGGCGGTGTTGCATTGGGTAACGCTGGTGGTTACAAAAAAGGTGGTGCCTCAAAAAAGCACTACGCGACGGGGGGAACTGTTAATTCAGGCAAACCCGTCGCGATGCCACAAGGCGATAAAAAGCCATCCGCTCCTGTCAGCACTAACCGTATATCTGGCACCTTTAAAACAGGTGGCAGTGTAACGCCAGCCCAAAAGAAAGAGCAATCTGCCTACAAGGGTGAGAATGCTACTGCGATGAAGCAAGCGAAAGCCCAGAGCAACGAGAAGTATCAATCTGGCGGAGCGGCAACAACTGACCTGTCAAAAGGTGCTTACGACAAATCCATCGGCCCCTCTGAGAGTGATATGGACATGGCTAAAACCATCCGTAGCATCCCCAGCAAGCTGATGGAAGGTGCTAAGAGCCTGTTTACTAACAAGGATAAGCCTTCTGGCTCTGTTACTAAGACTGAAAAGTCCGTGACTGTTACCCCTGCTAGAAAACGTGGTGGTGCAGTAAATTGCTAAACTTAAGTGGGGGCTTCGGCTCCCGCTTTTAATTGGAGAGAAATATGGCTGATGCAGTTACGAGCCAAACGCTCATTGATGGTGAGCGCACGGTCATCATGAAATTTACAAACATCAGTGACGGCACTGGTGAGTCTGCTGTTACAAAAGTTAATGTGTCCTTGCTTACGGCAAGCGAATCAGGTAAAGCTTGTACTAGGGTAACGGTTACAAAGATTTATATTGCTAATCACGGCATGGAAGTCAGAATGTATTGGGACGCCTCAACAGATGTGCCGTTCTTCCTCTCGTCGCCCGGTGCAACCCAGACGCTTGATATGACAGGCTTTGGCGGTATTACCAATAACGGCGGCACTGGTGTAAATGGCAACATTGTGTTTAGCACGGCTGATGCATCTTCTGGTGACACTTATTGGTGCATTCTTGAGATGGTTAAAGGTTATAGTTAATCATGCCAAGCAAATCATCTTCCCAACACAATTTGATGGAAGCGGTCGCACATAACCCTGCGTTCGCCAAGAAGGTTGGTATTCCTCAAAAGGTTGGCAAAGAGTTTGCTAAGGCTGATGAAGCAAAAAAAATGAAAGGCGGCGGCTTGTATGAAAATATCAATGCAAAACGTAAAAGAATCTCTGAAGGCTCTGGGGAAAAGATGCGTCGAGTGGGTAGCAAAGGTGCGCCAACGGCTCAAGCCTTCAAGCAATCCGCCAGAACAGCCAAAGTAAAATGAGCAAAAAGAACGTAAGTCTTGCAATCGGTCGCGGTGAGAAGCTCCCTGCCAAGCAAGGTGCTGGACTTACAGCCAAAGGTCGCGCTAAGTACAACCGCGAGACTGGTTCAAATTTAAAGGCTCCGCAACCCCAAGGGGGCTCCCGCAGAGATGCATTTTGCGCGAGAATGGCACCTGTAGCAGAAAAGAGTGAGAAGGGCAGTAGAGCGAGGGCTTCGATGCAACGCTGGAACTGCCCTAACTGGTAGGAAACACAATGGCGTACTCGGATACATTCGGTCAGACAGTTAACGTCCAAACCTTGATCGATCATGGTGCGAGACGTGCAGGCAAATTAGCCGAAGAGTTGACCTCTGAGCAACTTGTGTCCGCTCGTCAGTCTTTAAGTTTTCTTCTTCAAAACCTGATCAACATTGGGATCCAGTATTTTGCAATTGATAAGACCGTCATAGGCGTCTCTGCAAACAATTATGTGTACACCCTACCCGCAGGTGCAAACGACGCTCTAAACGTGCTCTATCGCACCATGAGCCGCCCTAGCGCAAGCTACTCATCCTCCGCGGGTGGTACGGTTGGCAACGTGGGTGACAACGACGTAGACACGTTCTGCCAACAGACCAGCGCAAACGGCAACATTTCAGCCAATTTTGGAACAAACCAAGAGATTTATGCTGGCTCAATTGGTATCCTGCCGTACATAGCAGGGGGCGGAAGCGCAACTTGGACGCTGACGCTTGAGTACTCAACAAACAATAGCACTTGGACGACTTTAGAAAGCCTTGGCGCTGTAGCGGTAACGGATAACCAGTGGATTTGGACGGACATAAACCCGGGTCAAGCCGTCCAGTACTACCGCGTGCGCATCTCTGGTGGTTCAACGCTGGCTTTGCGCGAGTTTTACGTTGGAAACAACTCCACTGAGATCACCATGTCCCGCCTAAACCGCGACGACTACACAAACCTGCCAAACAAGAACTTTACGGCTAACCAGCCCTTCCAATTCTGGTTTGATCGTACGATTCCTCTACCATCGCTGTACTTGTGGCCCGTCCCCAGTGACCCGTTTGTTCAAATCACCGTGTGGTACAGCCAACAGATCATGGACGTGGGTTCATTAACAAACGAGCTGTACATCCCCACTCGTTGGTACGAGGCGACGCTGATGATGCTGTCGCACAGGATGGCTCTGGAGTTGCCCGGCGTCGATCTTCAGCGCATCCAGTACCTTGAAGGTCAAGCCGAGAAGTATCTGAATCAAGTTGAGCAAGAAGAGCGCGACAAGTCTCCTATCTACTTTGCCCCCAACATTTCGGTGTACACAAGATAATGCCAACCTTTCTCGATACTCGTGGAAACGCTACTCTTTCTATTGCAATTTGCGATAGGTGCAGGATGAAGCGTGCCCATGACGAGATGAGACCTGACCCAAACTTCCCCGGTCTCCAAGTTTGTGGGCAAAACTGTGCAGATGAAAAAGATCCCTATAGACTTCCAGCCCGAAAAACTGAGAGAATAACAATAAGATTTCCGCGTCCTGACGTGAGCGTCGCCGCCAATGACAACAATATTGTGACTACTCAAAATGGTATCACTGGTGGAAGCTTTATTATTTCGACACAGGGTAATACTCAGACGCCTGCTAACAACGGTAACCTAGACCAACTGAGCCCATAATATGTCCGCACAAGTAACGATCACACAATTACCTGCCGCTGGTACGATTACTGGTACAGAAGCTGTTCCTATCGTTCAGAATGGTCAGACCGTACAGACAACAACTGCCGCGCTTGCGGGATCTCCCGTTCAGACTCAGACGTTCATTACAAAGAACCAAGAGCCAACCCTAGCCAACAGTCGTGCCTTGTCCAATGGGACGGGCATAGGGCTTGTTGATGGTGGTGCGCAGTCTACCCTTCAGATTACCCTAAATGCCGCTTCTGGGAGCCTAGAAGCGGCTTCCAACGGCATGATTGCCAAGACCGCAAGCAACGCTGTTGTGGCAAGGACAATGACCTCGTCTACGGCTGGATTGTCTGTCACCAATGGGGACGGAGTTGCTGGTGCGCCAGCCTTTGCACTGACTGGGGTTGCTTTGGCTGTTGCTGGAGCAACGGGTACGGGTGCCTTGGCGCTGACCAGCCCAACTACGGTTTCGACTAGAACAATCCTTGGAACAGCAAATCAAATTGATGTTACGGATGGTAACTTTGTTAACTCGCCAGTTATTGCAATTGCAAGCAACCCGACGGTGCCCGGTTCGGGGGGCATAGTTCTACCCGCAGGAACTACTGGGCAACGAGGTGCATCCACCAACGGTACTATTCGCTACAACACAACCATTGGCTTACTTGAGGGTTACATCAATGGCGCTTGGGCAACTCTTGCTTCTGGCGGCTCTGGTGTTACCTCCATAGCTACGGGAACAGGGCTGACGGGAGGCCCAATTACCTCCACAGGCACAATCTCTCTTGCTGATACGGCGGTAACGCCCGGCGCTTACACAAATGCAAATGTAACCGTTGACCAGCAGGGTCGAATTACTTTGGCTTCAAGCGGTGCGGCTGGGGGTGTAACAACATTTAGTGCAGGCACTACTGGGTTTACCCCTAGCACTGCAACCGCCGGCGCAATCACCTTGGCGGGGACTTTAGCGCTTACCAACGGCGGCTCAGGTCAAACCACAGCTCAAGCGGCAATGAACGCTTTTGCGGGTGCGGTTACAAGCGGATCGTACTTGCGAGGCAACGGGACAAATGTGGTGATGAACACCATACAAGTTGCCGACGTTCCTACGCTTAACCAAAACACAACTGGCACTGCGTCTAACGTCACGGGCACTGTGGCAATAGCAAACGGCGGTACTGGACAGACCACAGCGGCGGCGGCTATTACAGCCCTGACAGGTACGCAGACAAGCGCATATTATTTACGCTCTAACGGTACAAACGCTACGCTGTCTGCTTTGTCTGCGGCTGACTTGACAGGCACGGTGGCTATCGCTTCTGGCGGTACAGGTCAGACAACAGCTTCTGCGGCGTTCAATGCGCTGTCTCCTGTTACGACTACAGGTGATTTAATTATTGGTAACGGAACCAATAGTGCAACACGTTTGGCTATTGGCGCTAACGGATATTTGCTGACATCCAATGGAACAACGGCATCATGGGTTGCCGCGCCAGCAAGTGGTGTAACCACATTTAGCGCAGGAACTACGGGTCTGACGCCCTCAACCGCAACTTCTGGTGCGGTGACTCTGGCTGGAACTTTGGCAGTTGCCAATGGCGGCACAGGAGCAACAAACGCTACTGATGCAAGAACAAACCTAGTTGCCGCAAAGTCAGGTACCAACAGCGACATTACAGAGTTGTACGCGCTGAACGGAACGGCTTATGGCGTGGCGTATCAAAACGCTGGAAATCAACTGATAATGGGATCAGCATTAACATTTAACGGCTCAATGCTTTTTGTACCCGGTGGAATCTCAGGAGGAACTTTTTAAATGGCACAAGCAACTTACACACCTATCTCGCTGTATCACAGCACTACGGCGACTACAGTCCCAACCTCTGGCAACTTGGTCAGCGGTGAGCTTGCGTTGAATATAGCAAATGCGGACATGAGCGTTTATACAAAGAACGCTTCAGGCACTGTAAAACTGTTGATGAACAACCCTGCCGCATTAAAATATCCAACAGCGGACGGTTCAGCAAATCAAGCGGTGATAACAAACGGTTCTGGTGTTCTGTCGTTTGGATCAGCAGGCGTTTCAACAGGCAAAGCAATCGCAATGGCGATGATCTTCGGTTTCTAAGGACTAATCATGGCAAATCCAAATATTGTTAACGTCACAAGTATTTACGGCAGTACAGCGTACCAGTTTCCAACAGCAATCACTGCTAACTTGGTTGCATGGACATATGCAGGTGTTCCACCTGCAACATCTGGTACAACTTCTTTGACAGGATTGACACCCGCTTCTGGGTCAGTTAATCGTGTCACAAGTATTGTTGTATCAAACATTACTTCAAGTGCGGCTAACTGTACGGTGGCTTTTCACGATTCAACTGCTGGCGGCGGAAATGCACAATACATTGCATACCAAGTCAGTGTTCCACCTAATGCTTCATTGATTGTGATGGACAAGACTACATCGGTCTATGTTACTGAATATCAGTCAATTAGCGTGACTTCTGGAACTGCTAGTGCATTGAAATATGTTGCCACACTAGAAACTATCACCTGATAGGAGGTTCTCATGGGACTTCGATATACGGGCGGCATTCTTTCTGTCGGGCTTGACGGCATCAATTCACCTGTAACAGCGGTGGAATACCTTGTCGTGGCTGGCGGGGGTGGTGGCGGTTCAGAGAATTACAACTCTGGATGTGGAGGCGGTGGTGGCGCTGGCGGTCTTTTAACGGTTAATGGGTATGCTGTTACTGTGGGTTCTGCAATTACGATTACTGTAGGTGCTGGAGGCGCTGGTGCGCCAAACAGTGCGGTAGCGGCTGTTCAAGGTACAAATTCAACTATTGTCGGTGGCGCAACCATAACTGCTACAGGTGGCGGTTACGGCGGAGGTGGTGGAACTGCGGGTACAACGCCCGGCGGTGCTGGCGGGTCTGGTGGCGGTGCTGGATGGTTTGCTGGCGGTACAGGTACTGCTGGACAAGGAAACAACGGGGCTTCATTTACCAGCGGATTTAATGGAAGTTTATATTGGGGCGGCGGCGGCGGCGGTGCTGGTAGTGTTGGACTCTCTGAAAACACAACTCCTTTTGGTCAAACAGGGGGCGCAGGGGTAACGTCATCAATAACAGGAACAGCCATTCAATACGCTGGTGGTGGTGGCGGTGGAGTTTATGATCCCGGAAATACTGGTTTTCAATGTTTAGGTTCAGCAGGGGGCGGAAATGGTGGAAGCGGCACTGGTTCTGGAGCATTACTTTTTACAGCTACGAGTGGCTTTGCCAATACAGGTGGCGGTGGTGGTGGCTCTGGAAATTTTGTTAATTCTAAAGTTGGAGGTGCTGGAGGTTCAGGCATCGTAGTAATTCGCTACCCCTCTTACTTAGCCCCCGCCACATCAACAACAGGCTCTCCTGAAATGTACGTTGCAGGCGCATGGCGCGTGTACAAGTTTGTTGCCTCTGGCACTATCACATTCTGAGGTTCTATGGCAAACGGTTTATTTAATCTCAAGCAAGTCATGCAAGCTGTTCAGCAAGGTGGTTGGCCTAATCAAAGAACTCCGTCAGTTGAATACTTAGTTGTTGCTGGCGGTGGTTCTGGTGGATGGGATCAGGGCGGTGGAGGTGGTGCAGGTGGTTTGCTGACAGGACTTGATCCTGTTCCAAATGGTCAAACACTTCTTGTAACTGTAGGCGGTGGTGGCGCTGGTGTAACAAGCGGTCGAGGTAATAACGGAACTGATTCTGTCTTTGGGCAAATTTCTGCGGTTGGTGGAGGTGGTGCAGGGGCATACAGCAATCCTCCCGGAACTACTAATTTGGGCAAAGATGGTGGCTCTGGTGGCGGTGCTGGTGGAAGCGAAGGCGCGAGACAGCCCGGAGGCCAAGGCACATTTGCTCAAGGAAATGCTGGCGGAGGAGGAGGCAACAATTCGGGTTATGGCGGCGGCGGCGGCGGTGGCGGCGGTGCAGGCGCAGTTGGGTCTTCTGTAGCAAACTTAAGCGCAAGTCCCGGCGGCAACGGGGGGCCGGGAGTCGCTTCTGCAATCTCTGGGACTGTTACAGCGTATGCTGGTGGTGGTGGTGGCAATAAAGGTGGCGGCACTCCCGGTCAAGGTGGCGCAGGTGGCGGAGGCGCGGCATCTAGTTCTACAACTGTAGCTGGAACGGCTGGAACAGCTAACACTGGAGGCGGTGGTGGCGGTGTTTGGAACACAGGCGGTGCTTACCCTTCTGGCGCAGGCGGCTCTGGCATTGTTATTATTCGCCATCCAGTTGCATACGCTGATGCAACTTCATACTCACCAGCTACAAAAACAACATCAAATGGGTACACAATTTATACCTTCCTTTCTTCTGGTTCAATTACCTTCTAAGGAATAGACATGAGTAATAGATTAGGTGGTTTTATTGCAGGGCAGAACATCAGTGCCTCTATTGGCACGTTCACGGCTGTAACTTCACCGACCTTTACCTTTGGTTCTACGCAAGGGACTCCTTCTGTGGGTCAGGCTGTGCAGTTAACAACCACTGGCACTTTGCCAACTGGCTTATCTTTAAACACAACGTACTATGTCATTAGTACAAGTACAAACACTTGCCAATTATCTACAACGCTTGGCGGCTCTGCTGTCACGTTCACAAACAGTTCAGGTTCTGGCACTCACACTGCTGTAACCCAACGCGCATTCAATCCTTATGCTGGCGCTCCTGATACTGTTGAATATCTAGTGGTCGCTGGTGGGGGTGGGGGTGGAACTTATTTTGGTGGCGGGGGTGGTGCTGGTGGTTTGCTTCAAGCCGCAGGTTTTGCAGTTACTGCGGGTTCTGCTATTACTGTGACTGTAGGTGCTGGCGGTACGGGACAAGCCTCTGGTAATTCCACCCAAGCAACCAATGGCAATAATTCTGTATTTAGTTCAATTACTGCTATAGGTGGCGGTTTTGGCGGTGGATACAATGGCGGCGCTTCTGGAAATGGCGGCTCTGGCGGAGGCGCTAGAGGCGCAGGTGCATCAGGTGCGGCGGGGACGGGAACAGCGGGTCAAGGTTTTGCTGGTGGCGGCGCTGGTAGCGGGGCTTGTAATTCTGGTGGTGGTGGCTCTGGTTCTGTGGGATTAGCATATGGGGGCGGTAATGGTGGCGGTGGCGGTACAGGAACTTGCTCCAGTATCACAGGCACAAGAGTTTTTTATGCTGGTGGTGGAGGTGGCGGTGCTAACAACACATCTCCCGGTGGAAATGGCGGGTTAGGTTGCGCTGGCGGTAGCGATGGAACCTATGATGTTTCGTCTGCCAATGCTTTGGCTAATTCAGGAAGTGGGTCTGGTGGTACAGGGCAGAATGCAACGAGCGTTAATTCAGGTAACGGTGGGTCTGGTATCGTTATTGTTCGTTACCCGCAACTCAATTCAGCCCCAGCGCTAGTAACAGGTTCCCCCCAAGTAAACTACGCAGACGGCTATCAGATTTACACATTCACATCTTCAGGTTCAATTATTTTCTAAGGAGCAATCATGAGCCATTTCGCAAAAGTAGAGAACGGTGTAGTGACGCAAGTCATCGTCATCGAGCAGGATGTTTTAAACCTTGGTCACTGGGGCGACCCAGCATCTTGGGTTCAGACCTCATACAACACCCAAGGTGGTGTTCACAAACTTGGTGGTACACCACTGCGTAAAAACTACGCTGGTATTGGTTACACATACGATGCACAACGTGATGCGTTTATACCTCCCAAGCCTTTTGCGTCTTGGTTGCTAGATGAAGGCACTTGTCAGTGGAGCGCACCTACAGCCATGCCTGTTGTAGAGGGCAAAATGTTTAGATGGGACGAACCCACAACTTCTTGGGTTGAAGTCGTAGCGCCAACAGTTTAATCGGAGCAAGAGATGCCTCAATACAGCGGAATGTGGACACTGAGTCAAGTCAGTCAGGCGGTCAAAAACCTGAATTGGACGGGCGTTCCTCCGTCTGTTGTTGAGTATTTGATTGTTGCTGGAGGTGGCGGGGGGGCTGGTGCTTCTCCTAATTTCACAAGTGGCGGTGGGGGTGGTGCTGGTGGATTGCTTGCTGGTTATGCAGGCATTACCCTTGGTTCTTCTTACTTTGTAACTGTAGGTTCTGGGGGCGCAGGATTTAATGGTTATGCTGGTGTTGGTGGGACTGGCGGTACTTCTGTTTTTGATTCCACAACTTCTAATGCGGCTACAGGGCGTATTGTTGCTTCAGGCGGTGGCGGTGGCGCTGGATATGGAAATAATGGTGTTGCTGGAGGCTCAGGTGGTGGTGGTTCAAATGGCCCCGCCCCCGGTGGCGCTGGAACTTCTGGACAAGGCTTTGCTGGGGGCGCTGGCGGTTCTTATGGAGGTGTTGGAGTCTCACAAGGTGCTGGTGGTGGAGGTGGTGCAGGTACAGTCGGTTTAAGCAATGCTACTTTAATTGGTGGTAATGGGGGCGCGGGTATTGCAAGTGCAATTAACGGAACCGTGACTACATATGCTGGTGGTGGTGGCGGCGGTGCTTGTAATAGCACTAGTGGAGCGGGTGGTGTTGGCGGTGGCGGTAACGGAGCGTCAACTACTGCCGCAAATGGCTCTGCTGGAACTGCAAATACTGGCGGAGGTGGCGGGGGTGCGGCTAGTGGACTATCTGGTTTTTATACTGGTGGTAACGGTGGTACAGGCGTTGTTATTCTTCGCTATCCCGGCTCAATTCAATATTTCACTGGTGGCACAGTAACTACAGGCAACGGCTATGTTGTCCATTCATTTACTTCTTCTGGAACTTTAGCGCCTACTACTCCTACTAATTTAGGAAATGTTGTGGTGTTTTATGCCTCTGGAACATGGACAGCCCCTGTTGGCGTTACTTCTATTGAATATTTGGTAGTTGCTGGCGGCGGTGGCGGTTCATTTGGTGGTGGCGGTGCTGGTGGTTTACTTACAGGTTCAGGATTGTCTGTAACTCCGGGAACTCCTTACACTATTACAGTAGGTGCGGGTGGAGTTGGTCGAGGAACTGTTTCACAATACGGCTCAACAGTTACTAATGGTACTAATTCTTTACTTGGAACTTTAGTCAATGGAAGTACAGGCGCAGTTGGTGGAGGTTACGGTGGTAGCCAAACTGCTAACACAGGCTCTGGCGGTTTAGGCGGCTCTGGCGGGGGCGGAGGACACGGATCAGGAAGTGGTGGTGGCTTAATCTCTCCAGCCAATGGTGGTGCGGCAACTTCTGGTCAAGGATATGCGGGTGGAACTGGGCGTGAACCAAGTAACTACACTGGTGGCGGCGGTGGCGGTGCTGGTGCGGTCGGTGCAGACGCATCAACCGCACCAACTGGTGGAAATGGCGGTGTAGGACTAGCATCAAGCATAACTGGAAGTAGCGTTTACTATGCGGGTGGAGGTGGTGGTGGGTATGCTAGTACAGGTGGTTTAGGTGGAGGTGGAGCCGCTTCACCTGATGATGGGACAACACGAGCAACTGCGGGAACTGCCAGTACAGGTGGTGGCGGTGGTGGTGGAAATGGCACAGGTCAAAACGGCGGCTCTGGCATCGTAATCATCAAGTGGAGCTAATCTTGGAAGCAACTGAAACCAAATTAGCCGTACACGAAGCCATCTGCACTGAACGATACAACAGTATTGATCGTTCTTTGCGTGATGGGGACAAGCGCATGACGAAGATTGAGTACCTCTTGTATGGGGTGATCGTGTGCGTGCTGTTCGGTCCGGGCGTGGCTGGAGAACTCCTCAAAAAAGTTTTGGGTATTTAACCAGAGGCTCACATGACATATGCGCTGGCTCATACTGTTACTGCTGTTAGGGCTGGTTGGAGCCGTAGCCAAGAATGGCTGTTATGTCCGCGAGTTCTATGGAATTGGTTATACAGTCCACAACCCCATAGAGCGTTACACAGAGATGCTGGCATGGTTAGAGCGCAATGCATCCCACTGCAAGACAAACGATTATGTGATGATTTGGAACAATCTACCCAATTGGGCAGGAACTTCAGACACTGCGCAACTTAGAAGCGCGGTCATCAAAGGTTACACAGATGCACTTGATCGAGAGAAAAAATAATGGTTACAAAGAAAGTCCCAGCCAAAGTAGCGCCTGTTAAGCGACGAACAGCCACACCAAAAGTTGAGGTTGCTTCTAAGCCAGAAGCCAAAAAAGATGACAGTACCGTTGGCAAAGTGATTGGCTTGATTGAATGGGTGGACAATCCCTTCAAACTGTTTACGGTTATCTTGCTGTCGTTCCTGTTTTTTGCGGGTTATTTTGCTTGGGATTCACGCACGGTCATTCTGAACGCCATCACAAGTTCAAGTCATCAGCCACAGCTTAAAGAAATCAAAGTTTTAGAACACGTTGCTGAAAGACTGAAAAAAGACTTGGAAGCTGAGACTGTATTGGTTCACAAGGTAGCCCTAGTTGTAAACAGCAGGGTCACGCTACTTTCGTATGGCCCAAAGGGTCGAGACACTACTCTTGATGGTTACAACTCCACTCTGTTTGGCAAAGATGCTACCCGCAATGCCGCAGTGATTGCCATGATGAATGGCGAGGTGCATTGCGACAAGCTGGTTGCCTCTGGAAAAACATCGGACTGGGAAGAGAAACAGGGCGTAGGCTTTATCTGTCGTGGTTCTATCCCACCTGAAATGGGCGCATTTGAAGGTTATATTTCTGTTGGCTTTACCAAAGAACCCCAAGACCTTGGCGCTGTTAAGACTCGCATTAACTTAGCATCAACTGAAATGGCTAAATAAAATGGCACAGTTTGAACCAGCTTTTGAGCAGATGATGAAAGACGAGGGCGGCTACGTCCTTCACGAAGTACCCAACGACACTGGCGGTATGACCTATGCAGGTATTGCTCGTAACAAGAACCCGCAGTGGGCTGGCTGGGCTTTGGTAGACAAGAAAGAGTTTGGCGGCTCCTTGACGCCTATGGTGCGTGAGTTCTATCGCATTGAGTTTTGGGACAAAATGCGCGGCAATGAGATTGCCAACCAAGACGTAGCAAACACCATCTTCAATTTTGGCGTCAATGCTGGGCTAGGCATGGCTGTGAAGCTGGCTCAGTTGATCGTTGGCGCTACCCCTGACGGCGGGATTGGTGCCAAAACCATTGAAAAACTAAACCAAGTCAATGACGGTCAAAGATTCAAAGAGTCTTATGCGTTGGCAAAAATTGCTCGTTACGTTGAAATTTGCAACAAGAACCCTGTGCAGGTTAAGTTCCTCAAAGGTTGGATTAACCGCACACTGAAAGGTCTAGCATGAGTTTGCTTGCTGTTGGATCAATTATTGAAGCTGTGGGCAAGGTTGCAGGCGACCTGATCACCACTGACAAAGAAAAGATGGAGATGGAGATTGAGCAACGTAAGCTCGATCTTGAAGAAAAACGTATTGACCAAGCTACAGACTTAGCCCAGATCGAGGTCAACAAGATCGAAGCCTCCTCTAGTAGCGTGTTTGTCAGCGGCTGGAGACCTGCCATTGGTTGGATCGGTGTGGCGGCTATGGGGTACCAGTTTTTAGCCTACCCGCTGTTGCAGTGGGCGTGGAAATACTTGCAAGCTATGGGCTGGGTGCCTATTGGTATGGAACCTCCCCCAGTGCTTGAGGCTGACCAACTATGGGTCATCCTCTCAGGCATCTTGGGAATCGCTGGCATGAGAAGTTTTGAGAAGACTAAGGGTGTGGCAAGCAAGTAACCTTGTCACAAGTGAAAAGGCAGATTAAAATGCCTCAACGAATTTAAGAGGTGAACGCATGACGACCGCAAGTGTTATGACCTATGACAGTTTGGTCGAAAACATCCAGTCTTATCTGGAGCGTACTGACACCGCCACGCTGGACAAGATCCCCCTGTTTATCATGCTCGCTGAGCAGGTTATAGCCTCTCAGATCAAGTTTTTGGGCAACCTGACTGTCAATACCAGCACCATGACAATTGGCGCCAACGTGATCGACAAGCCAGCTCGTTGGCACAAAACAGTGTCCATGAACATCACAGTATCTGGTGAACGCCAACCAGTCTTTAATCGTAGGTATGAGTACCTAAGAGAGTACTGGCCTAACCCCACCTCCACAAACGTCCCCGAGTTTTACTGCGACTACGACTACACCCACTGGATGGTAGCTCCTACACCTGCCGCGGCTTATGACTTTGAGGTCTTGTACTACGAGCGCGTTCAACCCTTGGACAGCTCTAACCAGACCAACTGGTTTACCATCTACGCTCCGCAAGCTTTGCTGTACGGATCACTGTTGCAAGCTATGCCGTTCCTTAAGAATGACGACCGCATACCCATGTGGCAGGCTCAGTACAAGCTGATCATGGATATATTGACGGCTGAGGACAAGTTGCGTATTGGAGATCGTCAAGCAATCGCTAACGACAGTTAAGGACAAACATGAGCTACAACTCACCATTCACAGGTAACGTCATTCAACCGACTGACGTTTCTTACCGTTCGGTTACGCTGAGCGCAAACACCCAGTTACAGTGGCCAATCAACGGGAACGCTACGGACGACTTTGCGGCTAGGATTATGGACGTTACCGCGTCTGCGTCTAGCCTTAGCCTGTACATGCCTCCAGCCAACCAAGCCTCTGTAGGTCAAGATGCGCTGATTCGTAACACAGGGGCTAATACCTTTACGGTCAAAGACTACGCTGGCGCCAACACAATCATCTCTGTTGCCGCTGGTCAGTCAAGATATGTCTACATCACAGCCAACCCTACGGTCACAGGCACGTGGAGCAACATCTCTTTTGGTACTGGAACATCCTCTGCCGATGCCTCTACATTAGCTGGCTATGGTTTGGTAGCAAGCGGTTTAACTTTAAATCAGAGTCATCCAGCACAGACTCTTGTGACTGCTGGAACTTTTGCTACAACAGATAGAGCACAAACTTCTGTTTGGACTGGTGGAGCTGGTACTTACAACCTCCCATCAGCTTCAACCATTGGAAACAATTGGTTCACGTTGTTTAAAAACAGTGGCACAGGCTCAATGGTCATATCAGCCGCTGACAACATTGATGGCGCAGGAACAAAGACCTTTGCTCCTAATGAGTCTGCTTTCATTGTTAGCACTGGTGTAACCTATTTGACTGTAGGCTATGGTGTCAGCAACCAATTCTTCTACACGTCTTTGGTTAAAGCTGTTGTTACAGGGTCATACACTTTAACTTCAAGTGAAGCTACAAACACCATTCAAACATATACAGGAACTTTGACTGGTAACGTGACGGTCGTTTACCCACCTGTGGTGAACTTGTACGTAATTAAAAACTCTGTGACCGCAGGTGGTTTTACACTTACCGTAGGAACTGGGGTTGGAACGTCTGTGGTCATTCCTTCTGGTCAACAGGTAACTTTGGCTTGCGACGGAACTAACTTCTTTAACGCCAACACCTCTCAAGCTGGCTCCATTACCACTTTGAGCCTAGCTGACGGCAACGTAGGGTCGCCTTCTTTGAACTTTGGTAGCGAAGCAACCACAGGCGTGTTTCGTGCTGGTGCTGGACAATTTAATACTTCTATTTTGGGTGTTTTAAGGTCTACGCTTTCAGCGACGGGATTGACAATTGTTGGTGGCGTTGCTGGGACAACTGGAACATTTTCAGGTGCGGTTGTTGGTAGTACCACTGGAACATTTGGAAGTGGCGTTACTGGTGGTATTGCTGGGGGCACGTTCTAATGACCAAAAAGGTCTTTGCCCTTGATACAAAGCCGGGCATCCAGCGCGACGGTACAACCTTTGACGCGGACAGTTATCAAGACGGTCGGTGGGTAAGGTTTCAGCGTGGTCGCCCGCGCAAGATAGGTGGGTATAGGCAGATCACTGCTGGGATCTCAGGCCCCTCCCGAGGGATTTACGTTAATCCACAGCAGAGCTTTAACAACGTATTTAATGGGCACTCTAAAGGTTTGCAGGTTATTCCCATTGACAACAACGGGGTTGGCTCTGGCGTAACGGATATGACGTTGTCAAACTTTACGGCGTCTGACAATAACTTGTGGCAGTTTGATACGTTCTATGACGTGAGTGGGTCTGGGAATAACTTGTTGTTAGCGCACCCGGGGCAGTCCCTCACCATCATTGACAACAACGTGAACACTCCCGTTCTAGGTGGCAACATCACTGGTACCAGTCTATCTGCTATTGGCATATTCACCGCCTCTGTGTACTTGAACAGCACCACGACCATGTACTTGTCAACGCCTAACCTTCAGATCGGTGCTGGTCAATCCATCTCAGGTACAGGAATTCCTTCTGCTACTACGGTTGTCTCAACCGCCCTTTCCGTTCCCGTTTTGAACGCTGTAGCCGTGACTGGTATTGCTGGTCAGTGTTCATGTACGTCTACAACAGGACTCTACATTGGTCAAACCGTAGCTGTCTCTGGTACTAACACTGGTACAGCAACAGGAATTACCTCTGGTGTGACGTACTTTATTATTGCAACTAACTACGCAACGACGTTTACTTTGTCAGCTACGTCGGGCGGCCCTGCGCTCGTTACGACTGCTGGAACGACAACTGGTTTAGTGTTTACCCTAAGTCAGATACAGAACGTGGTAATTTCTGCCGCCGCAACAACGTCTGGTGCATCTACTATTACCTTTGACAACAACGTATCCGTCTCTGGTGGCGTGGTTTCCCTTCACCCTTATGTCTTCGTCTATGGCAACAACGGGTTAATTAGAAACTGCTCAGCAGGCAATACAAACGACTGGGTCTCTGCGGACGCCAATGAGGTCTCTGTAGCCACTGGAAAGATTGTCCAAGGGCTACCCGTCAGGGGTGGCTCTAACGCGCCTTCTGGGTTGTTTTGGAGCCTTGACAGCGTTATCCGCGTGTCATTTATTGGCGGTACAGGAACCCCTGCTCAATACTGGCGCTATGACTTGATCTCGTCTCAGTCGTCTATCCTTTCTTCTCAGTCTGTGATTGAGTACGACGGTATCTATTATTGGTGCGGTGTTGATAGGTTCTTACTCTACAACGGTGTGGTTAAAGAAATTCCTAACACCATGAACCAAAACTACTTCTTTGATAACCTGAACTACGCACAGCGCGAAAAGGTTTGGGTATCTAAGGTTCCGCGTTTTGGTGAAGTCTGGTGGTTTTACCCTCGTGGAACTGAAACAGAGTGCACTGATGCAGTTGTTTATAACGTACGTGAGAACATTTGGTACGACGCAGGTGAGGCTCTTGGAGCTCGTCGATCTGCTGGTTACTTTTCTCAAGTCTTTCACTACCCAACTTGGGCGTCATGGGAAACCAACGCTGTAGGTGGTGTAAACGCCATCACGTTAACCGCTGGTGGAACGACCTACACTAATGGAACCTACACGAACAAAGCTTTGACAGGTGGTAGCGGATCAGGTGCTACAGCTAACATTGTGGTGGCTGGCGGTATCGTTACCTCTGTGACGATCTTCACCAAGGGTAAGAACTACGTTGTTGGCAACACCCTATCTGCATCCCTTCCCGTAGGTTCTGGGTTGATCATTACCGTCACTCAGGTGGTTGACTTTGTGTCTTTGTGGCAACACGAGATTGGTACTGACGTGGTTCAGAATACGTCAGTTCTTGCAATTGAGTCTTACTTTGAGACAAATGACTTGGGTCTGGTCTCGGGGGGGCCGTCCCAGCCGTCCCCTGTAGGCGATAACAAGTGGTTGCGCTTAGAGCGTGTTGAGCCTGACTTTATTCAGTCTGGTGATATGGATGTCTACGTGACTGGTAGATCGTTTGCTCAGTCTGATGATGTGACATCTGCCGCGTACACATTTACGCCTTCAACGGGTAAGGTCGACATGCGTGAACAGCGCCGTGAGCTTCGCTTGAAGTTTGTCTCTAACGTAGCAGGTGGTGACTATCAAGTTGGTAAAATCCTCTTAGACGCCGATTTAGGTGATGTGAGACCGTAATGGCAACCATCCTCAGCGTCTCACAGGTCTACGACCCTCGTTTTCACACCTTCGTGTCGTGGGCTTCGCTTATGTGCGAGCTTTACTCTGTACAAAACTTAGCTATTCCAGACGCAAACACGGATTGGAAAGAGTGGGCGTCAGGGCTTAAGGCGATTGATGTGTTTACCAACGAAGGCATCCCCGGCCCTTATATCTACGACGACTGGCACGAATGGGCTGAAGCGCTTGTTAACGCTGTTAACCCAGCGGTGAACTGATATGGCACTCTACGAAAATCTTTCATCATCAAGCTCGGCTGAGGATATTGCCGCCGCGTACGATGAATTTATAGGGTTAGCTGGTGGCAACACTCCCGCCAATCAACAGGTGGCTGTTGAGTATTTAAATTCTTTGGGGATTGGTAATCCTGCAATTGCAGAAGCGTATAACTTATACACTGCACCAGCAGTAACTAATGTTGGCGGTTTGTCTTCTGTAACGTCTGGTAACGGTACTGTTCTTGAAGACACAACAACTTTTAACAACGGTTCAACGGGAGCATTAACGCAAGCTACAGATGGAACAGCCTCAACTACAGGCTCAACTACAGGCGCATTGCAAACGGCAACAACCAACAATGCTGGTTCAACAAACGCATACTTTCTTGCCAACCAAGACGTAGCTGATGCTTATGCACAAAACAGTTACGGACTAACGCCACAGCAGTTTGCAGATGCGCATTACAACTCATCTGGTAGAAACGAAGGTCGTTCTAATGTTGGGATAACTGGAGCGACAGTTGGTTCTACAGTAACCACAGGCGGTACTGGAACGGATACAACCAGTGGTCTTTCTACGCTGAGTACTAACGTAACAGGTACAAGCTTGTCAACAAGCGCAGGCGGGACTGCTACAGACACCACTAGCGGTCTTACAGCTACTGGAACAGGTACAACCAAAACATATACGCAAGCTGAAGTAAATCAGGCGCTGATAGACACCTTAACTCTTTCGCCAAACGTAAGCAGAGCTGACATATTAGCCGCCGCAACTCTGCTTGGAATTACCGCATCTCAGGTTGATGCCGCATATGCAAATTTGTCCAACAACACAGTTTTAACTAACACCTCCACTGGAGCTTCAACTAGTACATCTACTGGTTCATCTACTGGTACAGGGACTTCTACTGGCTTAACAACTCTCACTAATCAGCTCACAAGCGTTTCGACTGGAACTGGAACATCTACAGGAAAAACCACTGATGTTTTGGTGGGATCTACTGGTACGTCTACTTCAACTGGGACTGGAACATACACATCTATTAACACAGCGCTGTCTACCGTGGGTTCTGGTGATAGCAAGAAGTTTGTGTTGCCCGGCTACGGGGCAGTCGCCGCAAGCACTTTAGCTTCATGGGAGCCATGGCGCTTAGACATGTTAGGTCTTGTCAAAGACGCTAACGGTGAGATCATGTACAAGGGTGGCCCTGCGTGGGAGACAGCCACAGGTACTGCCAAGACTTTGTTTAATGAGATCAACGGAATTGCCAGCTTATCTGGTATGTCTGGTGCTTATACAGGCGGTGCTTTAGAGCAAAGCGAAGGTGGTCTAGGATCTAAAGAAGCTGTTCTTTGGGACATTGCCAGCAAGCTTGCCGCACAAGGTATTACAAGTCTGACCGACATTAAACAGCGTACGGTTCAAGTATTGCAGTCAAGTGAAGGCGGAGATTTTTACCAAGACGTTACCGAGTACTACAACACTAAAACTGGTCAAACAGTTAACTTGCAAGGTACAACGCTTGGTAATCACCAAACAAACTACAACCTACAAACTACCAGTACTGGTTTAGTTATTCCAACTACTTCTGGAACTCAAAGTGAGTGGGTTGAATTCAGAGACAGCGTCCTTCCAATTGTTTTGACGGCTGTATCATTTGCTTATCCTGCCGCGGCTCCTTATATTCAAGCCTACAACGCCGCCAAAGCCGCAATGGACGGTAATTGGATGGCGGCGGCATTCAGTGGTCTAGCGGCGGCTTCTGGATTCTCTGCAAGCATAAATGCCGATATTAACGCTCTTCTTAAAGCAGGCGACCTTGCAGGTGCTGAAGCACTTTATAACAGCAGTTGGCTTGCTCAAAACGCAAGCACTTTGAACAACGCCAAAATAGTAGTTGGTGGAATTAGCGCTATACAAAACAAAGATCCGATTGGTCTAATTAACGCAGGTGTTAATTACGCTGGCGCTACGGTTCCAGCAGAACTCAAAACTGGTGTTAACTGGCTCAACCTTGGTAATGCAATTGCCAACAACAATGTTGCTGGGATGCTTGATGCCGCAGGCACCCTCACAAAGAGCACCGATTTAAAAATGGCGGCAAGTGCTACAAACTTGCTGAATGCTTGGAATAGGTTTGAGCAGACTGGAGACGCCAATGCTCTGAACCTTGTGCTGAGTGCTGGTAAACAGTTTGGTAGCTACGTTGCAAACTACCAAGGTAGTGGATCCACCAGCACTGGAGGTTTGAGCGTATCAACGGATGCTGGTACATCCACTAAGACTTCTGGTTTGAGCGCTGGCACTCTTGCCAACTTAGAATCTTTGTACACCAGTGGATCAAGCAGTGTTTTTGGTCAGCCAGTCTCTGGTTTAGATGCAACAGGCACCTTCTCAACTGCACTGAATAACTTATCTGACACACAACTAGCAAGTGTCAGTAAGTTTGCCGACACCATGGCAACCATTCAAGGGCAAGAAGGAACACAGACAGCGCTTGCTTTTATACCACTGGCGATTGATATTTTGGGTCACGGAGCTGTTGCGCTTGCCGCTTGGTTTATGGGAGGCCCTAACGGCGAGAAGCCAACATCCCAAGAAGCACAATCTGTTGCGGCAACCGTTAAGTTTATTAAAGACGAAAGCACTACCAAAGAGTCTTTGGCGGCGGCTGGTATCAATCTTACCGACGAACAGTTCAACCAATTAAAACTAGCCGCGGCTGATCCTACAGTTGACGAAACAATTGCTACCATTGTAGTTACAGCCCCAAGAGAAAAGACTGTTCTTACTGCTGACGAGATTGCCGAACGTGACGCGGCTTTTGCTGATACGTTTTCTCAGTATGCGTCTGGTTCAAGCGCTAATACAAGTGCTGGATTAGCGGCATTTATTGCCTCTATGAACGCAGGCGCAACAAGCGCAGAAGCTTGGGCGGCGGCTCAGTTAGCTTCTAATAGCTCCTCAAAGACTTCAGTCTCTAGCTCAATCTCAACATCGATTGGCACATCAATCACTGTTAGCACTAGCACAGCTACTGGCACATCAACAAATGTATCTACCAATGCGTCTACCAACGTATCAACAGGAACCTCTAACGCAACTGGATCAAGCACCAGCACCAGCTCAAAAACTGGCACCAGCACTGGTGTAAGCACTGGCAATGGCACCTCAAAAAGCACTGGGACTGGAACAAGCGCTGGAACTGGAACTGGAACCAGTGATGGTGCAAGCACTGGAACTGTGACTTCACAGTCCACAAGCACCTCAACAGGAACTAGCACCAGCGCAGGAACCAATACAGGAACTAGCACTGGTACAAGCAAAGACACTGGAACTAGCACTCAAACTGGGACTGGTACAGGAACCTCTACTGGAACGGGTACTGGCATTGCAACAGGTACGGGAACAAAAACGGGTACTGGAACAGGGACGGGAACGGGTACAGGAACGGGCACAGGGACTGGGACTGGGACTGGAACGGGAACTGGTACAGGGACGGGTACAGGTACTGGAACGGGCACGGGTACTGGAAATGGTACTGGAACAAGTACAAGCTCTGGTACAGGAACAAAAACTGGAACTGGGACAAGTACAGGGACGGGAACTGGAACAGGTACAGGAACAGGTACTGGCACGGGAACAGGTACTGGAACTAGCACTGGATCTGGCACAAGAACCACCACCTCTACTTCCACTTCAACATCTAAGCCTAGCTCCACTGCTTTTGTTGGTGGAACGCCAGCTCAAGGTGGTGCAGGTAAAAAGACCGAGTTCTTGAAGGAACAGCTCCTCAAGACTTACATGACCAAGGACAGCTTTAAAGACCCCTTGGCGCAATTTAATAAAATCCGCCAAGACATGGCTAAGGATCAAATGATGCAACAAGGCGTAGACCCTCGATTAGCGGCTATTTTGGCGGCTAAAGCTGTTGGTGAAGAACCACCACCCAAAAAGACGTACAACTACGGCGAAGAGCCTGACAACATTGATGACATCCTTGGACTTAAAGTTGAAGGTGATCAGAACTTTGCCCAAGGCGGCTATGTTCAGCCCCTCATGGCTCGAGGTGGTTTGTCAGCCATGCACAAGGGTCGCGAGGACTTCCGCGATGGTAAACACGTAGCTGGTGAGGGTGATGGTCAGTCTGACGACATCCCTGCGATGCTGGCTGATGGTGAGTTTGTTTTCCCTGCGGACGTGGTTTCTGCACTAGGAAATGGCTCAACAAAGGCAGGAACGGATAAACTATACGAAATGATGCATTCAATTCGTGATAGAGCGCGGTCAAAGGGGCGTAAAGAGCTTCCCCCACCCGCATTAAAATCACCACTAGATTACCTAAAGAAACGGTAAGGAGCACACCATGGGACTATTTACTGGAGCCGCACCACCAGACGTAACCAAGACGCAAACGACTGCGTCTACCACGCCTGACTACTACACGGACTACCTTACCAAGCTCTCTCAGACTGGTCAAAATGCTCTTGGCACGTACGACGCTACGACCAAGCAGTTTACTGCCCCAACTCAGGCAGGTTTGGTAGCGGCTGGTACGCCTTACGTTGCTGAGCTGACTCAAGAGCAGAAGGACATATTTAGCGGTGCTCCAACTCAACTAACACGCTATCAAACGCCTTTAGATGATGCTTTGACTGCTGGTCAATCAGGAATGAGCGTTGATCAAGCTGACATCTCTAAGTTCTACAACCCCTACGAAAATGCAGTGGTGGGTGGTTTGGGTGCTCAAAGCGCTACAAACGTCCAACGTAACCTTATGCCTCAGCTTAAGGCTGGCTTTGTTGGTACTGGTGGCTTGGGTAGTACACGATACGCCAACGCTCTTGGTCAAACTATGGGTGACGTAAACACTGGTCTTTTGCAAGAGCAGAACAAGACTCGTATGGCTGGCTACAACACAGCGCTTGATGCGGCTATGAAAGAAGCTCAGTTGTCAAACCAAGCTTCTGCCGCATTGACAGGTTTAGGTCAAGCTGAACAGCAAGCCGCAACGACTGGTCTGAAGACTGGTGCTGAGTTAGGTGCTTTAGAGCAAGCGTATACGCAAGCTCAGATCAATGCACCGCTCACACAGGCTACAAACGTCGCTCAGTTGATGAAGGGGTACACCGTACCAACGGGTCAGACTCAGACGTACAAAGGCCCCGGTGACGTGTACCAACCCTCACCCCTTTCACAGATTGCCAGCTTGGGTACTCTGTTGGCTAGTGGCTTTAATGCTAATAGCACTGGCTGGGGCAATCAACTGCTCAAAGGCTTGGGCGTTAGTGGTAGTTCCCCTGATGCAGATAAAATCCTTAAAGATTACATGACGACTACAGGAAAGAGCATTTTTGACTATGGGTCTGGTGATGATGATGACATCAGTGATTTCTTAAGCAACTACACGCCACCAAATCCATAAGGACTAAAAATGGCACTTCCAACAAGCTTACTTAAAAAACCTGTTGATCTTTCTGGTGATTCTCCAGAAGACGAGGAATACAAACTCGACTTCAAAAAATCACAGGCTGACCTGAAGGCGGCTCTTGCCGCTCGTGAGAATCAACTGTTTGACCCAGTGCTGTTAGCTCTGTCACAAGGCTTTGCCGCCCCTACAAAAACTGGTGGTACTGGTGAGTCATTGAGTAACGCCGCAGGCTTGGCTAATACAGCCGCTCAAGCTCAACAAAAAGGTTTGATGGAAAACGCGCAGATGCGTATGCAACTAGCGCAGATGGGTTTAGAGCAGGGTCGCAAAGAAAAAGCTCAAAACATGGTTAGCGGGTTGTTTAACCCTAAGCCTGCTGAGGGTGCTCCTACCGTTGGCGCTCCTGCTGTTGGAGCCACTGCGGGTGCTCCTGCGGGTGCTGGCGCTTTAGCTAATCAATCTGCTCAACCATCCGCTCCGCCTACTGGTGGAATGCGTTCAATTACTGGTGCTGATATTTTTAAAATCAGTCAGTACGACAAAGATTTGGGCGACGCTTTAGCTAAAGCTGTTGGGGTAGATAGGGATCGTTTTAAGATTTCTCAGAACGGTATTGTGTTTGATTCGGGGACTGAGAAGTACTTGAATATCCCAATCCCGGGGCAAACGCAGTCAAAGTTTGACACACCATTTGGCTCATTCAACATGACTCCCAACGAGTACGCTCAGCTTGGTCAAGCCATGTCCAATGGCAAGGGCAAAGAATGGATGGACATGTGGCGTCAAGGCAAGATTGACGTAGCTGGTCAACCTGTTGCTGGCACTGTTCCTTCCCCTGCTGGTACTACTCCTGTTGGGGGACGTCCAACAGTTGCTGATGCTGAAACTGCCGCCGCCGCTAAGAAAGAAGAAGCTTTAGCAACCGTTAAAACTCGTGTTGCACAGACCACAGAGGTCAAAGATGCCGCCAAAGCCGCTATGACTTTGATTCCTTTGTACGAAAGAGCTGGCAAGCTTTTGAAGACCCAAGGAATTGATGAGGCTTTGGGTGTGTTTGAGCGACCTGACTTCTTGGCTCAGCTTGGAGCTTTCCTTGACGACGCCGTGAGGATTGGCCCTTACGCCGTCAACGCACCTGCTATTCGTAAGATTGTTACAAACTTTGCCACTGACCCTAAAGTAATCAGTGCTTTGACAGAGTTAGGTCAAGTTGAAGCGATGTGGCAGTTTGCTCAGCGTAAAGGTTTGGGTTCTGGAACGTCTGTGTCAAACTTTGAACAGCAAATGGTGAACTCGATGGGCCCGAACTTCAAGGATCCCAAAGACGCCTACACCAAGAAGCTTGAGTTCATGCGTGAGAAGGCTAACTTTGAGCAGTTGCTTGGAAAAGAACTTTACCGCACTGGTTTGCAGTACGAGGACTATGTCAATTCAGACGACTTTGATCGCATATTCCTGAACTACCGCAATCGACTAGAGAAAATTGGTGAGGTCAAAGTTCCTAGCGTAGGTGGAGCTGTTAACCCAGCGGCTGGTAATGATCTGCGTAAAAAGATTGGAATGTAATTATGGCTGAACCACAAAAACCAATGGCGTTTCTCGACACTCTTGATGAAACGCAAAAAAAATTTGCAGACGAGATTATTGAAAAGTCTAAGGCAAAAGGCATGGATCCTCGCCTTGGTTTAGCTTTGGTCTACCGTGAGAGCAAGTTCAATCCTGATGCGATTGGTGACAGTGGTGAGATCGGTCTGTGGCAAGTCTTGCCATCTACTGGCAAACTGATGAAGTACTCTGAGAAGGATCTTAAAAATCCATCCAGAAATATTGATGCTGGTTTGCAGTACTTGAACCAAAACCTGATTAAGTTTAATGATCCTGTGCTGGCTGTGGCTGGGTACAACGCGGGGCCTGACCACCCGTACTTTTCAGACCCCAAGATTCCTTTGCCGCAGAGCACAGTTGATTACGTCAGAGACATCAAAGATCTTGGTGGATTTACTGAGTCACCAAAAGAAGATACATCGGGAGGCTCTCCTCCTCCACCTCCCCCATCTCCTGCTTCTGAGGAAGACCTGCGCAAGCAAAAAGCCGCCATGATTGGTGGACTGGGTGGGTTTGGTGCGGGTGCGGTTCAGACGATGTTTGGTGGTGGTGGTGGGCAAGGAGGTGTGACGACAAATGCGACCACCCCCGGGGGCAAGTACGCCGCCAAGACTGGTTACGGTCTAGGTGAAGGATCCACCAAAGAAGCCATTGAGCGTTACAAGAAGTTTGCACCTCAACCCTTGGGCGACCAAATGTTTGCTGGCGATGCAAAGAAAACCTCCATGGGGGCGGGCCCTCGAAACCTGCCCACGGTGCCGGGCACCGTTGCCCCGCTCTCCATCAACAGACAGGTTCCTACTCCCCCACCTACACCTATGCTCCAAAACATTCGTCAAGGCGCTCAGACCGTAGGGAATGTCATGGGTAAGATCCCCGTGGTTCCAGCCACCCTTGGCGGAGCCTCCGCAGGCTACCAAGGTCAAGAAGCCTTCAACCGTTACAACAAAGGTGACATGACAGGAGCTACAATCGCTGGTATGGGTGCTCTAGGCGGTCTCGCATCGATGGTTCCTCACCCAGCCACCAGAGCACTCGGTGCGACAGCTTCTACGGTCTCTCCTGCGGCTCTAGCGGTGCTTGATAAGATGCGTGCTATGAATCAACAACCACAAGTTCCCGCCTCCCCTCAAGAAATGCAGGCGGCACAGAACCCAGCTTTCAGGTATCCTAAGCCCATGAGTCAAGCACCATTTCAACCAAGACTTCCACCATTAGGCACAGTTCCGCCTTCAACGATTATTGGTAATTGATTCTCCTCACAAGTGACTTTAGGTGCAGTTGCCACTTGTTTAGCCCCCCTAACACGGGGGCTTTTTTTTATGCGTTACCAGCAGGTGTACAAAGCATGAACAGGATTTCTTTGCGCTCGTACTCTACGTCATCCATAGCCGCGTCGTAACCGTGTTCTAAAACCAACGAGAACAGCTTTGCTTTGTAAGCTTGCTCAGACTTACAACCTTTGTCAAAGCATTTTGTAAAGCGCTCTATGGCTTCCCAATCTGCTTGTAATTCGCCTTTTTCATCAATTTTCATCAAGATCATGTTCAAAACGCTTGGAATCCACAAGGTCGTCAAACTCGTGGCATTCCCTGCGATCTCGTGGGTCAATTGCCCATTCTAACTTTTTAGCAAAGTCTCGTACAGCGTAGTACCTTTGGGAGTCCTCAGACCAGCCCTTGATGGCGTCGAGGAAGGATGGGAGCTGTGACGGCTTCCACCCCTCTCCAAAGAGCTCAGTGACAAAGTCCTTGGGCGTCATAGGTTCTCACGGTAATCACCAAGCGCTCTGGCTACGTTGGTGTTTATTGTGTTGACAAACTTGATGCACATGTCGCGCTCAGTTTTAACAATAGCAGGCATAGCCGCCATGATGAAGGCGTCAGCCAGCTTTTGAAGGTCTTCCTCAAGGAAGCTGTAGTTATCCTCAAGGTTGATCTTAAAGAAGGCTTGCTTGATGTCGTCTGTGTTTAAGTAGGGGTTCATAGTAGTGCCATCTGTGCGGCTTTTTCAGCCTTCTTTTTTAAGTAATATCTTCTTTTTGACTCACGGTTTCTTTGATTTTGTTCGTCCGCTTTTCTTTTTTCTTGAACAAAGTCACGAATTGATTGAAACTTTTTTTCTGGGTCTTGCCATATGCCAGCGTCTTTCAACGCTTGCACTTTTTCTTTGGGAATAGTAATTTGTGATCGTGCTCTTGTAAGTAGTTCTATCTCGGTCATTCGCTTAATGATTAGGTCATTGATCTCCCGCAACATGGTGATCTGCTGTTGCAGTTTTTTTGCTTCATCTTTGGCGCCCCAGCACATCTTTTGTACTTGACCAACCGTATCTCGCATTTCTGCAATTTTTGATAGCCCTGAGTTGCCCATTTCAACCTGCAACTTGGCAACGTGCTTTACAACATTTTCAATTTGACTTTTGTTACGGCTAATGCTCTCGTTGATGTCGCTCTTTTCTTTGTTTGAAATAAACATGTTGTCCTCACGTGTGTTTGTTTTTGGCTTGCCAGTACTTGAGGAGGTGATAGAACATCTCCTCCCCGCGTTCGAGGTCGTCTTCTGACCATTCCTTGGTGACGCAAAGACCCGGCTCCGTTACGGACACAAAGACATTTGCGCACCTTGCTTGGGGCAGGTTTAGACCTAACCGATAGGCGGCTAGTTGCATCAGGTGCTCGTCGTACGTATCCACCTTGGCTGGGTCTGTGAATTCCTTGGTTTTAAAGTCAATCACTATTCCATCACCATCCTCTGAGCACAGGTCTAGCTTCCCACCAAAGCCAAGCTCGCAAGCAAATGACTTCTCAGAGATCCACGTAGGCTCACCAAAGACCTTCTTGACCTCTTCACCAACGCCCATCTGATAGTCCATCATGTCAGCAACCATGACGCCTTCGTACCACTGCTCAAGCGCTGTGTGCACCTCTGTACCCCTTTGAGCGGCGGCACGAGCGTGTTCCCTTGAGTCTTTGATCACTCGCTGTACGTAGAGGTCTTCTGCCTCGTCTGGCGCCCTTGGGAGGGTCATAGATGCAAGCATCATTTGGTTGAGCTTCCACGCCTCGAGACCCGGCTTGGCGGCACAGCCAATGATCGTCGTGACGGACGGTACAAGGTTCATTTTGCGCGCATCAGCTAACGTGGTGTTGCGTGGTTGCCCGTTCTTAGCTTCCACGGTGTACTTTGGTGCACCTTCTCTGGTGTACCAGTGCGAGCTTTCGCTTGCTCTTACGGTAATGCTCATTGAATTCCCTTTAGTTTATAAATTCCAACAACCCTTGCGTGGGCAGATGGGTTTGCAGACTGCTTGTAACCAATCTTTTCCCAAACATTCTCACGAAAGATTGAACCTGTTGCGTTCGGATGAACCGACTCTGGTCGACTGCACATTGACAGAACCTCATCGATTGATACCGAACCGTGCAAGGCGGCAAGCGCCTTGGCTGTACTGCGAGCTTTGTCAACCCACGTTTTGTTATGGTCGTACACCTTTTGGACTCCAACATCCCGAAGGCGTACACCCGCCAGCAAATCAAGCGTTTGGTTGTCCATGATCAGAAGGGAAGGTCGTCTTCCATGTCATCAAAGCCGCTAGAAGGGGTCTTAACGGGCGTAGGAACGGGTTTTCTGCCTTGGAGAGCCTGCCACTCAGGGGAAGCCTCAATCATCGCCTTGAGCCCCTTGCCAAAGGTCTCAAACAGCTCAAGATCAGGCTCAGCTATGCGGAACACTTGATTAGGGTTGATGGCAGGGGGTAAGCCAGCGGACTTGATGACCGAGGGAACAGGAGCGACGCCTTTGACGTTGGAGAACGTCTTGCCGTTCTTGCCGGGGCGCGGTATTACCGTCAACATGCACCAAGCACCCAAGATGCTCTGGATGTCAAAGCGACGCATCTCTGTGTCTGTGAAGGGCTTGTTACGCCAGTTCTGTAGGTCGATACGAAGGTTAGCCTTTTCTGACCAACTCAGCGTGTAGTTCTTGAAGATCGCTAAGGGGTCGCCACGCTCTGTGACAAGCTCTTCGCCGTCGTCGTCTTTGCCGTGAAGTTCCCAACCAAGCATGATCTTGCGCTGGTGCTTCTCTTGACCATCAAACTCAGTACGCTGGGTTCCCAAGTCGATGATGCGATAGCAACGTGCAAGATGTAAACCTGCGGGTACTTGTTTAAAGTCGCCTGATGGCGCTGTGTTTTCTACAAAAAAACTCATGATTTTTCCTTAAATATTGTGTCAAATTGTCGAGTAAATTGGTCAATGAATTGGTCTAAGTCTGGTGCTGTTTTTTTTGCTTCCTCAAGTAAATATTGTGTGTATTCCTGTTGTGCAACAGGGTCTGCTTTCCATTCCTCATATTCTTTGTGCGTAGCCATGGTGATCACTCCCAGTCTCCAAAGAACAACGCCGCACCTACGTAGTCAGGAAGGTGTACGCCACCACTGTAGATGTGGTTGATGTCTACGTTTTCGTTCATGCCACTAGCTATGCCCATGATGTAGTGAAGCTGTTCTGTGTGCCAATCAAGCACCATGATGATGCCGATGCGACCTTTGCTGGTGTCGTACCAGAGGACGTCTTGTAAGTTCATTCTTCGTCCTCTGGATATTCTTCTGGATCTGCAAGGTCTTCTTCTGTCTCAATTGCTGTGCTCTGAGCTTCTTGCTCACGTACAGCCTTGTTGCGCTCTTCAAGCTCTGCCCATTCTTGGGGCGTACGCTTAGGGTTGATAAAGCCTTCTGGGCTTTCGGCTTCAAGTTCAGCCATAGTTTTGTGGGTCATCATGGTCTCCAGATAAAAAGGTCAAGGGCTAAGACCACTGCGCCTATGGCGAACAGGATCACGTTAATACGCATGGTGCGGAATTCTTTGTCGTTCATGTCAGATCTCCCACACAACCAATGCGGTGTACAGGACAACAAGGAACAAGGCATAGGCAACCCAGCCAGCAATGCGACGCTGAGAGAACTCAGGCTCAATGTTGAGCAAAGCCATTTGGATGATTTCATCATCGTGGCTCATGTGGTTCTCTGTGGGAGGGCTGTACATACAGCCAATTTGAAGACCAGACTTGGTCGTGTAGGGAAGTTGTTTATCCAATTGATTCTCCTTAACCGTCGTATCGACGTGCAAGCATTCTAACACCGAATTAAAAACCCTTGCAACCAATTGTTGAGTAAATTTGAGGGGTATCTTTAATTTAAAGTTAATGTATACTTGCCGCCAAGGAATAAAAACAATGAAATTGCAGGAGTACTTTTCTACGGAGCCGTTGGGCGCAAGAGGTGAGATGGCAGAGTATCTGGGCATCAGCTTGACATGGATGTCTCTGCTCATTCACGAGCGCAGAACTGCGTCTGCCGCGTTAGCGGTTAAGATTGAAAAAGCAACGCAAGGTCTGGTCACAAGAAAAGACTTGCGTCCTGATTTGTTTTTCGTGTAAAGTTTGAAGCACGGCTAGGTAGGGCTTGATCACCCTGCCGAAAAGCGTTCCATCCCCGCCTGCCGCTGTTTCTTTTGGGATGTGTAATTGGGATCGGTATGCACTACTATCAATTTAACATTGGCGACTACGCCAGTCACACTCGCCACCTCGATTTATACGAGGACTTGGCTTATCGTCGCTTGCTCGACATGTACTACCTTCACGAACGCCCGTTGAACGTCGATTCAGCGGTCGTTGCCAAGCAGATTGGTATGCGAGAGAAGGTTCAGGTTGTCCAAGACGTGCTTAATGAGTTCTTTCAGCTTGGCGAAGAGGGTTGGGTCAATGACCGTGCGGACAAAGAAATTAAGCATTTTCACTCCAAAATTCAGCAAGCATCACGCGCTGGTAAAGCATCCGCTGAACGTCGGAGTAGCGCCCGTTCAACGGACGTTCAACCAACCAATAAACAAGAAACAATAAACAAGAACCAATTTACAGTATCTAAAGATACTGTTAGTCCGCCAGCAGGCGAACCTGACGAAAAACAGAATTTAAAAATATTAGGTTGTGACCACAAAGGTGTTTTGTCTCTGTACCACACCACCTTGCCAAACCTACCCCACATCGAGATCTGGAACGACACTCGTGCTGGCTACCTAAGACAAAGGTGGAGGGAGGTTGCGATTGACCTGTCAAAGAATGGAGTAGTCACCCACGCTGACATGTTGGCTTGGTGGAAGCAGTTCTTTGAGCACATTCGCAGTTCAAAGTTCTTGACTGGCAAAACCCAATCAAAGGACAAACCACCGTTCTTGGCTGACCTTGAATGGATCATCAAGCCAACGAACTTCGCAAAAATCATTGAAGGCAAATACCACAGGGACTAATCATGGCACTGAACAACTTTACAAAATTCAACAAAACCGAAGCTGTCGATGACAGCCCTAACACCCTTGAATGCTACGCCAATGGTTGCCCCATGGCTGGTGGGATCTCAACTGGAGGACGATGGGTCTGTGCCTACCACCATCAAGCTTTTTCGGATGAGTGGCCTCGCGTCACAGAAGCCTTGCGGGACGCAGAAGCGATTCGTCTTGCAATCACTGAAGTCATGAAGATCGACATGATCTCTTGGGGCGCCAACACAGGGGGCTACCCACCAAAGTGGCAAGAGTTTGCCGCCCTGTTCGACAACTACCCTGAGCTTCAACCAAACGAGCATGAGAAGATCCGCAAAACAAAGTACGAGTACCGCCTGCGCAATGAGCTGGCTATTCGTGCAGGCTTAGCCAAGAGGAAGGCATGACAAAAAGTGACGCTCAAAAAATCCTTGACGAGATCCGCGGTGGGTTTGGTCATGCCTACACCGAGACTTGCACCCTCGAATGTCTCAATCTCACAGGAGACCTTGGAGCACATGAGACAGTGCGAAGCTCGGGAGTGGATGAGTCGGTACGAGAAGAAGGCTATCGAGCGAGGCTCCGCCAGCGCGCAATCATGGTGGCAAGGAGTAAAGAATGACATCGCAAAACGCAGAGGACAAGCCGCTTGTGACGACCTCGTCCAAAGAATGCAAAACGAGCGTACTGCGCGTCGAGCTAGACTTCCCGCCCGCGGAGCTGTTCCCAAACCGAGCGAAGGGCACCCATTGGGGGAAACTGTACAAGATTCGATCCGACTACCGAGAGGCAAGCACGTGGTTGGCAAAGCACCAGATCAAGGGGTGGAAGCACCATGGTGGACTGATTAAGTTGACCATCATCTTTGACATGCCTGACAAGCGCAAGCGTGATGCGGACAACTGCCTAGCCGCGGCTAAGGGCGCCTTGGACGGTCTGGCTGACGCGCTGTTTGTGAATGACCAGCTCTTTCAACCGATCCTAATTTTTAGGGTTGAGGGCAAGAAGCCGGGGCGTCTAATCATCGAAATTAAGGAACAAGCATGAACTTATGGCAAGACTTTAAGAGCGTCAAGGGCGGCACCTGTTACAAGTGGACGCACTACTTCCCCATCTACGAAAAACACTTTGCTCAGTGGCGTAATAAGACCTTGACCATCTTTGAGATTGGCGTATCTAACGGCGGGTCTGTTGACCTGTGGAACCGTTACTTTGGGAACATGGCAACCATCGTTGGGATTGACATCAACCCTTACTGCAAACAGTTTGAGCGAGACAACATCCACATCCGCATTGGTAGCCAAAACGATGCTGGGTTTTTGGACTCATTGCTAAAGGAGTTTGGCAAGCCTGATATTGTTATTGACGATGGTAGTCACCTTATGTCCGATGTGATTCACACTTTTAATTTTATGTACCCCCACGTCAGCAAGAACGGGATCTACTTGGTCGAAGACTTGCACACAGCGTACTGGCAGGAATACGGTGGTGGGTTAGACAAAAAAGACACGTTCATCAACTACAGCAAGAACTTCATTGACTCGCTCAATGCAGACCATAGTCGTGGGGCTGTTACCCCCGACTTCATAACCAACAGCACGTTAGGCATTTCCTACTACGACAGCATTGTTGTTTTTGAAAAAGGAAAGCCTCACATGAAAGTCCCAGTTTTTAGTGGCTAAGGAGAAAACATGACCAAGCTTATTGACCCAAACGAAGCCGTAGATTTTATGATCACCAACTCAGCCAAATACGCAGAGGCAGAGGCAACAAAGGTGTACATGGAGGAGCTGAGGAAGACCATCAAGGCTGAAGAAATGAAAAACGCTGAGGTGCATGGAAATGGCGAGTACAAGACCGCCGCCATGCAGGAACGCGAAGCCTACGCCTCCCCACGCTACAAAGAGCATTTGCAAGCCCTTAGACAAGCCGTAGAGGAGCGCGAGCGCCTCAGATGGCTCCTCATAGCCTGTCAGGAAAGAATCGCCGTATGGCGCTCTATGGAGGCTTCCAACCGCCACGTTGAGAAGGCTACCCTGTGAACAACTCCCTTACCGCCAAAGAAAAAGCTTACGTAGGGCTGGTCAAGGAGCTTCCCTGCTCTGTGTGTGATGCAGAGGCTCCTAGCGACGCCCACCACGTCAAACAGCACAGGCAGTACACCGTTATAGCTCTGTGCAAGTCCTGCCACCAAGGGAGCAAGATGGGTTGGCACGGGGAGCGTAGGGCGTGGGCGATAGCCAAGATGGAGGAGATTGATGCCCTGAACGTCACCATCGAGAGGGTCGTCGCCCAGCTAATGCAAAAATAATGTTGTATTTTCACAAAAATATGCAAAATAAATGCAAAACTTAGGGTTTATCCTACTAGGACTCTTTAACTTTAAGTTAAGATGGAGGGACTGCATAAGCAGTGTTACTAGGAAAATTTACTATGTTCACAATTAACGACGGCGGCAGACAAGCCGCAGGCTTCAAGGGCACCACAGGCGACTGTGTGGCTCGTTCAATAGCAATCGCTTCAGGCTTACCTTACTCAGAGGTTTA